AATCGGTAGACACGAGGGACTTAAAATCCCTTGGTCATTGCGACCGTGTGGGTTCAAGTCCCACTGGTGGTACAATGTGTAGTAAGGCTATATAATTATTGTGAAATAATTAATTAGTCAATAGTTATTGTGATTGATAAAAAAAAGAGTGCTATTGTGATAATAGTACTCTTTTGCTTTTAATGCTACTATCATTAAAATGATAAGAGTTCCAAGTCTCTATAAAATGCAGAGGAAAAGTTAACAAGATTAAATAAAAATAAAAACAAACAAAAAATGAACTCATTAATTAAGGTGAAAGTAGAATTTAAAAACAACGGAAATCCAATAAATGTTCAAGACATTTTTAAGGATTATCCACAACTTAAGTGGTATCTTGATGATTTTATGAAAGTCAAAGATGGTTTTATTTCAAAAGCCGAAGTTGTGGATAATCAAGTCCGAAACTGTGATATACGTAATGCACTCTTGGATTGGTCAGTTAATGAAAGGGAGTCTGACAAGCTCTTCAAAATTGACCCAAAAGGGTTTCAATTTACATATACATTCTTATGTTATGTAGATTGTTAAACGCATTTAGGAATAAATAGTTTGTCATATATATATAAAATAAAACATATGAAATTATATAATTTTTTAAGTAAACATATCACAACCATATACTGGTTGTGTATATCTTATTGTATAGTATTTATTTTAGTAGAATTTTTACATATTTTATTAAAATGAAGAATTACAAACTATATAGTCCTGGTGATGAAGTAATTATCATTAGGACACATAAAGATGACTTAAATAAAAAAGGAATAATCATAGAAGTAAATTGTTCCTATTGTAAAATCAAAATTGGAGACAAAGTATATAATCATACTTATGCCCAATTTAAAAAAGTTAATAAAAATGAAAACGATTAAATATATTGGGCAGCTACTATTAATGGTATTTGGAATTGTAGTAATGACTATTAGTATGTACTTCTTAGGAGCTGCCTTAAACATTATATGATAAATATTTTCGTTGCAATAGGTTGTTAATACGGTCTGTGATAGATAGTATTAATATTTGTTCTAATAACTCAATTGGATAGAGTAACACTCTTCTAAAGTGTAAGTTGTGGGTTCGAGTCCCACTTAGAACACAGATGCGTTAAGGATGTTAATTGTTTTTGTTTTCTAAAATATTATGTTATTGAGAAATAATATATGGTTAGAGAATTTTATAATTTTTCGTGAATTAAAAAGTGTTATATTATTGTGAAATAATATAACACTGCTTTTAATGTAGCTTATCTTTATAAGATAAAGAGTCCAAAGCCTCTATAAATACAGATGGAAAGTTAACAAGATTATTAATTAAAAAATAAGAAATCAAGATGAAAAAGTATCCCAGAACATCAACAATTGAAATTGATTGCGACCCTTGTACAGGTATGGGTCGTCAACAAAATCATTATGAAGCTATTTGTAAGCTTCTTAATGTGAAGCCAGAGCCAAGAATATCTGCTTTCTTTGGTTGCTGGGAATGGCCAATAACTTATAAAACAGCAGAAGATGAAGCAAAAGCCAAAGAGTTTTTGACAGACCTATATAACTCTGGGTTATGTCGATACGCTTCTTGGTAAAATATATTTAATTAGTTGGATTCCTTTTTTTAATTTAAAATTATGATAAAGATTATATTAGATAATGCATTGGTATTTGAACTCAAACTTGATTTTGTAATTGTTTCAGATTCAGATATTGAATATGCTACAACTACATTTAAAAATTTAGGTATTAAGTTTGAAACATGTAATGTTCTACCACTTAACTTTGCGCCTGTCTCCCGCGATTTCATTGATTGCATTCGCCCAGTAAGAACGATTATTAATTTTCCAGTAGAAATATACCCTGATGATAATAAAAAAGATATTCTTATGATTTCTACAAATACTAAATTATATCCATTTATAAAAGTATTTGGAAAAAGTAATAATAGGTTCTTTATAAGAATTGAAGAAGATGATTCTTGTAAAATTCTCGGACTAAGAAATAATACAATTAAAATAGAATATACTAAAAATGTTGTTAAATAATTAAGTTTTTGTTTGTTTTCCCAGGATTGTCTATTAATTTAGGCAGTCCTGGTTTTATTTTTAAAATAATGAAACATTATATAGATTTAGAAAAAGTTTTAAAAAACTACACAGAAGTAGTAGTTCTTTCTTATGGTTATATGCAGTACAATCGCATATTTGGAAATCATTATGAACCATTTGCCCATAAAAGGCAAATTAAGTTTACTATTTCTAACGGAGAATTTTATAATCCTACATTTGAAATAGATGATTTACACCCAGAAGATTTTTATTTTTATATAGAAGATGGGGTTGTTTATGTAGACGATCCTAATATTTGTTGTTATGAATAAAAAATTAGTAAAATGAAAATATTAAAAATAAAATTTGAAAATAAAGTAAGAGTTAATAATACATATATTGAGTTTTTATATGTAAAAGACGATGATATTCTTTATTTATTAAAGGAATCATTAAATAAAAACTTTAGATATACTGTAATTAAAAAACTCGAAAATATTGATACAGTATCTAGAGATTTTATTAGAGAGATAGCACCTGCAATTGATGAAACTTTTAAAGCTAAAAAGGTATTTAATGCATTATGCAGACCCAATACAATTTTTGAAGTACTATTAAAAGATAGCTATAAACCTTGTTTTAATATCGTAGGTTATAGTGAAAATGGTGTTTTAGTTACTGTAAATCAATATTATGAATACAAGTTTGAAAACGATAATTTAGTTGTTAAATAAATTATGGGCATACTTTTTAGTATGCCCTTTATCTTTTTAATTATGAAATATACTATTGCAAATATACAAGAAAAGGTATTTCTTATTAAAACAGATAATGATAACTATGAGGATGTGAAGAATGATGTTTTATCTATTATAACGCAAATAGTAGGATATAAACCTATTTCTAAAAAGAGATATGATATGCTAAATAGGTTTAAACCTTCTTTTGAAAACTATTTAAGAAGATATTATAAACTTAGATATAATAAAGATTTAGAATCTTATATATTTACAATAATTATTCCTATAGATAAATGAATTCAATAACAATCAATGAGAAATTCTATATAATATTAGATGAAACTCATAAATATAATGATGAGATAGATAAGGTGGAAAATAATTATATTCTTTATAAAGATAATGCATTATTTAATGCTTATAATCAAACTTATGAAGAATGTGAATTTTCAGATAAAGGTCCAATAATACTTTCTATGGAATCTAAATTTAATATTTATAAAATAATAGACGGAGTTTTTATTCCCGAAATAGAAAAATATCTTTAATTAAAGATTTGTAAAATTACATTAATTATAATAAATTTGTTATTAGAATTAATTTTTTTAATATTTAAAAATAATAAATTAAATTTTTAAAAACTATGAAAAAAATATTTTTTGCGGTAATTGCCGCTAGTTTATTTATGGTATCTTGTGGTAATGCTAATAAAGCAAATACGATTAAAGATACTACGATTGTTGATACAGCTAATGTAGATTCTACAATGATTGATTCTCTTGCTGTAGATTCTGTATCAGCAGTTCACTAATTTAATATTCTGTTTTCTTAAAAGTTTCAGTAAAAAACTTTTAATTTTAGCTCTTGTGGAGTAATGGTTAGCTCGTCAGATTTTCATTCTGGAAATTTGGGTTCAATTCCCAACAAGAGTACTTTTTGTTTTCCATTTTGATTGTTATTTTATTATTATTCTTACTAGTAATTAGTAGGAATAATATGCGGAAGTAGCTCAGTTGATAGAGCATCAGCCTTCCAAGCTGAGGGTCGCGAGTTTGAGCCTCGTCTTCCGCTCTATAATTATAGTAAATTTTATTTAAAATTAAATCTTATTATGCCAAATTTTTATAATGTAATTAAAAAACTAGCTGAAAGCGAGGCTGGTAAAAAAGTAGTAAATAAAACTATTGGTTATGTTAGTAATCTTTTTACTAAAGGTACTAGTAAAGAAGTAAAATAGCTTGAAAGATTTATTAAGTTAGACAATAAGTTATAGAATTTATCTAAATTACGTATTTCAGATATTGACCAGAGTACTAAAGAAGGTGTTAAACTTGTAAATAAAATTCGTACCGCACGAAAAGCATTAAGTAATGCTTCTAAAGCATAGAATACTTGGATAAAAAATAATACTGATAAAGCTACTAAAGTTTATAAAAGCGGTGCTATGGAATTTTTAAGTAATGACGCTAAAGCAAGCATTGCTGCAGCAAGAATGTAGGCTTTTAAAGACTCTGGTTTTGGAATAAATAAAAATGAACAATTTATTAAAGGACTAAAAAATCTTAAAGAAAATGGCCTTGATAAAGTTAAAAATAGTTGGAAATCAAATAAAAAATATCCAGTGATTATATCAACTATAGGTGTTCCTACATTATTATATGCATATAATCACGGTACTGGATGGACAAATACTCTAATAGATCTTATAGGTAATAATATCCGTAAAAAAGACGGAACTCCTTTATTTACAGTAAATAGAGATTTTGACGATATGTCTAGTAACGCTCAGGCTTTTTTATAGGATGCTGTAGATAAAAAAGAAATTCCAGGATATTGGAAAACTCCAGAAGAACGTGAAGCATATTTCCAAAAACATCCAAATGATACAATCAAAGCTAATTGGTATGGTAGATTGAATTCTAAGCTTAAAAGCAAAGGAATAACTTAGTCTGATTATAAGAAGTATTATGGAATTAATTATGGTACTTTAAGTTCTATGCCAGGTTTAACTGGATTTGGAATTAATCTTGTACCTAATAAAAATAGTAAAACTGGCTATGGCAGATTAGATCCTATTACGGCAGGTCTTTATGAAACTTAGCAATCTATGGGTTCATTTCCTCTTGCTTATGTAAAAGATGGAGTTTTAACAGATGGAGAAGGTTGGGATTTTAGAAAAGAAGATAAACATACACCATATACTACAAGTTTACTTCAAAATTTACGTGTCTTTGCTGGTAGACACGGAACAAATGAAGCAGATGAAGTTCCAGCAATAGTAACTTCTAATATGAAAATTCCATATAAAAAACGAGATAAAAAGTAATAAAATTAAGATAAATTATGATAATTAATATATTAGCTATACTATTATATTGTATAGTATTACCTATATATATAGTTTTATATTATATAGTAGCTATCTTTAAAACTGGAAATATTTCATTTCTAAGTTTTACTGAAGATAGTATTTTAAATCCATTGTTTATTATTGGTATAATAGAATTAATAGTTATTGGTAATTATGTTAGATTTATTGTTTCAAAGTTGTTATGCTATTTGTGTAATAGGTGCAAATAGTCTAAACTTATCCTATGGTGAGTTTTGTATTTTAATATTCTGTTATTTACAACCTATAATAATATTATTGTTTGGAATACTAAATATTAAACACTTATTTGGTAAATTGACTATAATGAGTATGATATTATATTTATGTTTTTATAGTCAATATTCTATTTCAACAGAATCATTTTATAGAATATATAGTGATCTACACCATTGGGCAATTTATATGGGAATAACATATATAGAAATAAATATATTACTTTATATTTTATTTCCAATAATCATAATTTTAATAAATTATATTCTATTTAAAATAAATAAGAAATGTATTATTTGATAAATTATTCGGTTTAAGAAAATAGAATAATTTTATTTTATTAACTTTTAAAATTTTATTAAAAATGAAACAAGTAAAGAAAGCAATTAAATGGTATTTAAAGAATGTAGAAAAATCTTATGTAAGTCTTCCTGAAGGAACTTTTCCTTATTTCTATATTAATTAAATTATTTGTAACAGTGTTAGAATATTTATTCTAACTTATTGTAATATTAGCATTGAAGGTTACAACTCCTTATGAGAAAAATAGAGTACAATAAAAAATAAATATGAAGATTCCAACTTCAGAAGTAAATAAATTAATTTCATTATTAAGAAATAGTAAAAGTATACAAAATTTAACAAATAAATTAGAATCATCTTTATCTAAAGCTATAAATTTAAATAAAGTTGATTTATTTGGTAAATTCTTTTCACAAAAAGAAAGATTTAATAGAGATAAAACATCTTATGATAAAATAGTTAAATATTTAACTAATAATAATTTAGATTTTAATATTGCTACTAAGTTTAAAGATAAATACCCAGTAGTATAGTCTTATATGACTGAAAGGACAACTTTTAGACCAAACTTAGGAAATGAAGTTCTTGATATGTTTAAAAATAAGGGTAGAACTATTGAGACAACTATACCTAAAAGAAGTAAAGTAAGTCAAGAATACAATGATTTTACTAAACAGATTAATGAATTAAGAGGTGGTCTTAAAGATTATTTTTAGTCAAAAGCATATCGTAAAAAATTACGAGATATACTTTTTAATAATCCAAATGATAGAAAACAGGAAGGAAAATATATAAATGATATATTAAATACATTAGATGGAGTTGCAATAAATATAGGTCATAGCAATAAAAATCTTGGAGGCACTGCTAGTTTTGGTACTGTTTATTTAAATAAAAATTCTACTTTTGATGGTAATCCATTTACACTTCTCCATGAACTTATACATGCTTCCAAATAGTATGGAAATTATAACATAAAAGGCAAATATCTTGATGCACATAATAGTGATATTGCAAATAGAGTTATGGATTATAATGATATGATTGGAGATAATTTATTTTCATCAGTAAATTTAAGTGCAGCAACTCCTGCGTAGCAAAAGTATATTAAATATCTAACAAACGGAAGGGAATTATCAGCAAATTTTAATCCAATACAAGCATTAATAGAAAAAAATGGTTGGTCTCCTAAACAAGCAGTAAGGCTTATTAAAGAAAGAAATTATTTAGGAAACACAACAATTAAAAATTATTATAATGTATTTGGAGAAAAAAATGTAGAACGTTTAATATAGAATGTATTAAAAAATGGAGGTAAATTGATTAAAAGAAAATGAATAAATTATTTGATATAACACCAGAACAAGAAAAAATAATTGATAAATATTTAAAAGATATAGAATATTATAAAAAAAATAAAGAAAAAATAGATAAAGAAATAAAAGAAAATAAAAATATTAAATTTATCCCTTATTCACTTTAATATTATGGCAAAAATATGGCATGGTTTTACATACGATCCTAATAAAAAACGCTGGTTTAAAGCTAATGGATAGCAAGTAACATTGGGTAAACAGATTAAAACTTCTGATGGTAAATATTATTAGTTAAATTCTGATGGTACTATTACTTATGCAGGAAGTGTTTCAGGAGGTGTAGATTAGAATTTTGTAAATACACAAAAAAAGTATAAACGCAACGTAGACACTACATTATTAGATAGGTCTATGCGTTCTGGACTTATTGGTTCAAAACAAGGTTGGAGGTTTGATACAAACGCTAAAAACATAAAAATTAAAGAAGTAAATGGTAGACGATATTATTTAGCACCTAGTACGTATGATGGTAAAAATACTTGGTTTAGTTTTGATTCTGGTTTGAATATAGCATAGGATAAAGTCCAATAGTAGAAATTAATTGAACAAAAGAAAAATAAAATTCTTGGTCGTTCTAATGGAACAGGTTGGTGGGATTCTATAAAAAACGATGGAATAGCAGCTGGAGCAATTAATCATGTTTTAGATAGTGCAAATATTAATAATTAGTGGTTACGAAGTGCTGTTAATTTAGGATCTCTAGGTTTATATATGCTACCTGGCGTAGGTCAAGCTTTATCTTTAGCTGATGCTGGACTTGCTGCAGCTAGAGGCGATTGGGGTAATGCAGCATTAAATCTTGCATTTATGGTTCCCGGTGCACGTTTTCTTAAAGGTGCTAAAACTTTAAGTAAAGTTCCTATGCTTAGTAAATTAGGTAAAGTTTTTGGTGGAAGCGGAGCTACAAGATTAGAAAAAATGCAAATAAATGCAATTAAAAGTAGTCTTCCAAAATATGCAAAAGTTCAGAACAAAACAATTTTATCTCATATAAGAAATAAATCATACGCGTGGACTCCAAATGTTACTAAAAAAGTTTTATCTCAAGCAGATCCGTATTTACACACTTCTGTAAAAAATTTATTTGGTTTTACAAAAGGAAATAATAAATTTTTTAATGCAACATTTAATCCAAATACTACAGGCTTTGGAGGAAATGTTAAACGCGCGTTAGGTTATGCATAGCCTGCAGCACTTATAGGTGGTGGTGCATATGGATTTTATAGAGATAAGCAAGCAGAAAATGAGGCTAATACATGGTATCAAAATAATCAAAAACAAGATATTGAAAAGAATCATTCTGCATATGTATTAGGTAGAATGTCTGACGATGAGATAAAGAGATTTTTAATTGATTCACATTAGATGACTCAAGAAGATGTATCTAAATTAACACCTTAGCAAATTAGTGATTTTAAAAATTTAGTATTAAACAACGAAATCTGATTTTATTATTAAAGTAATTGAATATGAATATGATACTCTATTAAAAGATAAATAAATTAGCTAATAAAAATTTTAGATTAGAAAAGTCATATTCTTATTCCAAAATTAAAAGAAACTATATTAAATAGAAAACAACTTATTAGAAATTCAAATTAGTTGGTGATTGCCTTATCGTATAATGGTTATTACACGAAATTTTGGATTTTGTAATCTAAGTTCGATTCTTAGTAAGGCAACAATTTTATTAACTTTATCCCTGATTAGGTCGCTCTAGTCAGGGATTTTAATTTATATACTATTATGAAAATAAGAATTAATTTAATGAAGTTTAAGCACAGTGATAAAACCACTGTATGTGTAATTAAATCAGAGTATTGTATAGATTGGAATGAAGCAAACACTCGTGGTAATATTAATGTAGCAAAACAATTAAATGTAACACAACGTAGTCTAAATGGCCTTGAAGTTGTTGTTACTGCTAGAACTACTTGTAAGTCTCCTGATAAATTTGATAAAGTATTAGGAGAACGCATTGCAGAAAGTAAAGCTAAAATTAAATTAGGTAAAAAATTGAAAAAGATTAACGATATATTTAAAGAAAGTTTAGAAACTTCTATAGATATACTTACAGAAAATGATTCTAAATTTAATAGATTTATTTCTATAGAAAAAAAGCATTTAAATGATCTCAAATAATGATTTACAAAAGCTTAAAGAATGGGCATCAGATAAAGAATTTACGTTACCTAATGGCCAAATATTATTAGCATCTGATTTTATAAATAAAAAGATATTTGATCATCATAATTGGTTTACTTCTTGGTTAATAGATAGATTACAGCTTTCTAAATTACTTAACCCAAATTTTCTTATAATATATCCAGATATATTGATTGATTTTGGATTTAGATTTTCATCATCTTTTAATGGATTTAGATATAATTTCAAAAATGGATATGTAATAGCTAGACTTTTACCTAAAAATGAATGGATGTTTCAAATATTTGATTCTGAACACAATACTTTAGGTACTATCTATTTGCAGAAAATAAATGTATTCAATAAGTTTTTTAAGTTTTTAAAAGAATGGCTAAGATAAATAATAATGAGATTGAAGAGTATATAGATGAAGAATTTACTCGCTCATATACTCCTGGAGCTTATAATTATTTTGAGAAGTACTGTGATGCTTGCGATAATTTTAAAACTCGTAACTGTCCTTTTAAAAGAATAGTTACGGAAAATACTCGTTGGCAAGATTTAAAGTGTAATAATTTTAATGATTAAATAATTATGTGGGCAGAAGATCAAGATTGGTATGGATTGGAAGAACTTATTAATGATGATTTATTTCATTATGAAGGACTTAAAACAATTCAAAAAGTAGTTAAAACAAATACTTGGGTAGTTCAAGAAACTATTGTTTGGGAAACTAAAAGTGGTGAATTATTTAGTATTACTGATATGGAAACAAGTCATATCAAGAATTGTATTAAACTTATTAAAGATAATAATTGGAGAAGAGTTTATCTTCCAATATTTATTCAAGAATTAAAAGATAGAGGAGAATGGAACAGTTAATTGTATTTGATAGCGCAGAAGGAACTCTCACTATTTATAATGTAAAGAATTATCCTATTTTAGATGAACCAAATATAGATATGGATGAAATCCTAACTCAATTTGGTTTTGATCCAACATATTGTACTACAATGTGGAGTAGAGATACTAATATTGAAATAAGATGATAGGTACACATAATTCAATGACGTATCTTAAACCTAGAACTTGGTGGATGCGTTTAGTTAATAGATGGGCAAAATGTCAAGATAAAACATTAGAAGAACAATTAAAATCTTATAAGTGTTTCGATTTTCGAGTATTTTATTACAGAGGAAGTTGGTGTTTTGCACATGGCTTTTGTGAATATACTAGTACGACTATTTATCAAGCTTTAAATAAAATTGAAGAGCTTAAAGGTAATCATACTATATATGTAAGACTTATCTTGGAGAAATCTAATGATATGTCAAGTGCTTTTGTTAATCTTTGTAAGAAGTTAGAAACTCAATATTCTAATATTAATTTCTTTGGTGGCAATAGAAAGTCAGATTGGAAGAAATTATATACATTTAGTACTGGTATATCTGATAATAAAGTTCATCAATATGTATCTTCTATGCAACCTTGTAGTAAATTAATTACTCCAAGAGAGTATGCTAAAAAACATAATGAAGAAAATTTAAAAAAGTTATCAAAAGATATTGATTTATTCGATTTTATATAATGGAAAGAGATATTTTAATATGTTCTTGTGGAAGTCCTGAACATCAAGTAATTGTTAGTTATTTAAATAATCAAGTGTATTTAACAATACATTTGGTTAGACTTCCGTTTTTTCAAAGATTATGGAAAGGTATTGCATATATCTTTGGATATCGTTCTAAGTATGGAGCATTCGATGAATTTATCTTAGATAAAAATGATTCAGATAAACTTCTAAAAATTAAAAAATATTTAGATGAAGTTTGATATTGATCCAGTTCTTACCTTAGACTTAAAAGATGATATATTTATGAATTATGATAAACATCTTTATGAGTTCTTAGGTAAGAACGTTTTAAATGCTTTCTATTTTGGATTAATTATAAAGAAAATATTTGATAAATTAGAACCAGAACAACAATATCTATATTCTAAAGAATTAAGACATTTAGTAAGGGATATTGAACGATATAATCCTCAAATTCAATACTGGACTAAAAAATACGCTAATAAAGATTTATTTAAAACTATAGAAGATATTTATAATAATATTATATGGTTTCCAGATACTGAAGATATAGATAAAGTAAAAGTTGCTTTATTTTTAGCAATTACAATTGAATCGGCAATAGATGAAGACAAAATCTTACCAAGTTTACACTGATGGGGCTTATTCTTCTTTAAGAGATCAAGGTGGGGTAGGATTAGTAGTACTTAAAGATAATGAAAAAATATTATCATTTTCTCATAATTATAAACATACTACTAATAATCAAATGGAGTTATTAGCAATCATAATTGCATTAGCTACTATTAAAAAACCAATTGATGAACTTATAATCTATTCTGATAGTATGTATTGTGTTGGTTGTATTACTAAAAATTGGAAGCGTAAAAAGAATCCAAAATTATGGAAAGAGTTTGATAAACAATATTTAAGAGTATCTTCATTGTGCCCTAATATTATATTTCAACATATAAAAGGACACAATGGAGATACTTGGAATAATTATGTAGATAAATTAGCAAATAAAGCAAGTCAATTATTATGAATATAGATAATACAATTCGTGATATATTGGAGAAATATGATTTTAATAAGATAATGAAGCTTATTAATATTGAATTTCCTAATATAAAAGTATACGAAATAATGATGTATACTTTATTACTTTTAGAACAATCTAAAGATATTAATTGTGATATTGAATCATGGTTTAATGATAAGATTGTAATACAAGTAAATTATAGTGATAAATACATATTAATACACGTAATAATATGAAATTAAATAATAGAGAAATATCTGCAATTGCAGATAAAGTTCATAATGAGCTAAGTAATGAATATACTATAGAATTACAAAGAGTAATTCACGAATATATTCCAAGTGCTAAATATATTAATACTCAAAAATTAATTGAAAAAGCTTTAAATATTTCTAAAGAATATAATCAACTATTACAAAGATGGGGTGAAATTAGAAGAGAACTTAATTTAGGATGCTATTATGATTTAGATAATATAGAAAGAGATAGTGATAAAATTCTTGAGAATATTATATTAAAAGAGCGTCCTATTAAAAACGTTCCTAATAAAGATAATATTGTAAATGATATTATTATTGCTAATATTGATCCTGAATTTAATGTAGATAATTTTATTAAAGAAGCTATAGAAAAATGGAAGATAAGTTTATAAACAAAGTAAAGAATGTGATTAGTAGAAAACCATTAAATGCAGAAACAGCATATACATTATCTGTTTATGGACAACGTATGTCTAAAGATAATGTATATCAAAAAAGTATTTCTGATATTGAAAGTCGTATTGAATTAAGAAGTCAAAATAAAGGTACTTCTATACTTTACGAATTTGATAATAACTTTCCTACTATGGGAGAAGATATTATGAAATACTTTAAAGATTTAGGTTATATTGTATTAATGATAGATTCTTCGATTTTTAAAGAAATTAAAAATCCTAAATTATTAATTAGTTGGGAGCGATGATAATAGAGGAAAAAGATTTTATACTTACTTGTAATCAAGGTTATTGTTGGGATTTAGAATTATTACAAACTATAAAGCCTAAAGGTAAACCGGAACGACAAGAATTTCAAATTGAAGGGTATTCTATGCCTTTAGAAAGATGCTTACAACATATCGTAAATTATCGCCTAAACAAAAAACAAGATACATATTCTTTAAAAGAATATTTACAATATTATAAAGAAGAAGTAAATAATATTAAAAAATTAATTAAAAATGAAGACTGATGTAAATAATTCTAAATTGATGATTGAGCTTGGAATTCATCCTAAAGATTTGGAACCTCGTGATGAATCTGTCTGGACAAAAACAGACAAAGAAAGAAAAAAGTTAAAGAAGCTAAGAACTAAAGAAAAAATTCATTTTAATTCTAAACCTAAATCTTATATTCCATTAACTGCTAAATTAGTTGTTTATCTTAAAAAGAATAAAATATTTCCTAATACAACTTATTCTTTTATTTGTGGTCCACACGATGTCATAGAAATTATGGATCAATTTAAACAAATCATTAAAGGTAAATTAGTTAATTTAGTAAGTAAATATAAGTATAATAATATAGAATATGAATCAGACCAAAAACCTGTATGAATATAAAATAAATGTATATAAATACTGGGAAAATGGTTTTGGTTTAGTTAATAGTATAGAATTATATTCTACTAAACCTTTAAAAATTAAAAATAAATCGATTTTAAGAAAATATTCTGATTATATAATAGAAAAGGAAATTTATGAGAACTCACATTCAGCACTTACATGATTCTTTTGTAGATTACAAAGGTAAAACACATTATTTAACTTTAGTAGCAATTAGTAAAGAACTTCCTACTAAGAATTGTGAATTAAAGAATCCTGTTGAAGAATATAATCCAGATGATACAGTTACTTATGATGTTTGTGAATATTTAGATAACTTTGGATGCAATACTTATATTGGGAAAGTTACTAAAGGATTAAAAATAGGCATTTCTGTTTGTAATCCATTAGATAAATTTGATCCAGAAATAGGACTTAAAAGAGCTACTGCTAAAGCAAAACAAAGTAACTATGTATTATTTGTAACAGATAAAGGTCTTATTAATACTGCACTGGTTACTGCTTTACTTCATCAAGAAGCTGAATTTATTAAGAATAATCCTAATAAGATTATTAAAGGATATAATGAAGCTATGAAGAAATATCAAAAGCAACAAGAAGAAATTAGTAAGATGAAAACTTTTAAAAAGAATTTATCTGAAAATGAAAGAATTGCAGTTAAAGTAGCTAAAGAAAATCCGGGATTTCTTCATAAATTAATGTCTTATGTTGAATGGCTAAAGAAATAAAACTTTTAAATATTGGAATAATTACAGTAATTGTATTGCTTGTTATTAATTTAGTAATACTTTATAAACAACCTACTAATGACTATAATAAGATAGATTCCTTATCTACTAAAATAGATTCATTATCTTTAGTTAGAGATTCTATAGTTAGACAAGTAGATACAATTACTGTTAAACTAAAAGAGAATGATAAGAACTACTATAAAACGTTCTATATTATCGCTAATAATACTGTTACCGATGACTATGTTTTCTTCAGAAAATATCTTGCAGACAACAAAGCAAGACTCGACAGTATCAGTGACAGCATTAGAGTTAAAGGAAACTAATCTTATATTTATTGAGCATAATAAGTTTAGAATAGAAAATGATTTGTTAAATAAACAATGTGTTAATTATCAGAATATAATTAATAATCAACAGCAAACAGATTCTATTAAAACTATTCAACTTAATTCTTATAAAAATAAAGTTAATTCTTTAACATTAGATAATAATAATCTTAACAAAAAAATAAATCATTCAAATAAGATTTTAACAATCTGGAAAGTTGGAGGATTTACTATTTTTGCAACATTATTAACTTTATTATTATTAAAATGAAGATAATAGGAATTCAAAAAGATAGATTTGGAGTTAAATTAAAATATCCAAATAGAAGTTGTAAAGATTGTATAAAACGTCCATGCTTTAAAGGATTTAATTTATGTGTATCAGATTTTGCTAAATATGGATGTATTTATTATAAAGACCACAAGTAATTACATTACTTGAAAAAGTATTAAATAATTACTGTTTAAAGATAAAACTATATTTATTCTTTAAACAATTTAAATGGTAGTATTAGTTGAATTACTAGAATCAGAAGATGATTGTGGTTATATTACATATGTATTTAAAGTATTAGAAAGCTATTATACTAAATATATTATGTGTACTAGATTCCCTAATTGGGAACATAGGCAATTAAAGAAAGGCGAGATTGGATATTTAAGTTATGTAGAAATAAGAGCAGGACTTGATAAATGGTATGATAAAGGGAATAATAATTTTGTTCCTTATAAGTATAATAACATACAATTTATTAAGTTTGTACAGAAAAAAGAAAAATCAAAAAACGAATTTACAGTATGACTCAAATTAAAGAAAAATTAACAAAAGCTATTGAAGAAAAGAATAACGATATAAAATCTTTTGTATGGAAATTTGCTAAGAATTCAGAAGGAATTCAAGAAGAAATTAAACTTATTGATGCTACTCCTGAACAATTACAACAATTTTATAATCATTGCAAGTCAATGCTGTTTAGTAAAGATAAATTAAATCCAGGTAGATATGTATTACTTGATATTATTATTGAACAAAGAAATAAATGTAATGTAGAATTATTTCTTCGCAAACTTGAATCTGGTTCTATTTGTGCAGATGGTAAGCCTTATCCAAGACATCTTTATCTTCAAGATATAAGAAGTTATATGAATGCACATAAAGAAGATTTTCCATCTGATAAATTAGATAGTATTTCTATTGCTTCATGCACAGGAGGTCTTCCAAGAGAATTTGAACGCATATCAATCGAAGATGCACTAAATGCTTGCTTGGATCAATTAGGAGTCTTCAATAATAAGCACATTACTTTTAATTTTATCAAGAAGTTGGGAGTGTTTCTTACTCCTGATGAAATGAAAGAATTTAACAAAGAAGGTAAGAATAAACTTGAGCAGATTAAAGAGCGACTTGGAATTAAACAATCTATTAGACTTACTGTAAAGCCTTCTGGATTAAATTTCTCAGAACTTAGGGCGATGTTTAATCTTAAAGTTAAAAAGTATTCTGAACTTACTACGGATCAACTTATAACTTTAAGAAATAAAGTATTGTTTAAGCTTGAGAATGAAGTACAAGAACATATTAAGCAATGGGAAGAGAAGATTAGACAGATTAAATTAGTAGCTAAAGAAAGAGATATAACTCTTGAATAATTCTAGAGATATTCGTCAAGCTATAGCTGTTAAAAAATGGTTTCAAAATAAATGTAAAGGAACATTAATACAACCTACTGGATGTGGTAAGACAAAAACTGCATTAAAAGCATTATCTAAAGTATTTAATAAATATCCTACTGTAAGAATATTAGTAGTAGTACCTACTGATAATCTAAAACAACAATGGAGAGTACAATTAGATGATCTTGGAATGCAATTTAATGCTGATGCACAAGTGATAAATTCAATAATTAAACATACTTGGGTTACAGATATTTTAGTATTGGATGAAATTCACCGTTATGCAGCATCAACTTTTAGGGAAGTATTTAATAAAGTCAAATATAAATATGTATTAGGACTTACCGCTACATTTAATAGACTTGATGGTAAACATGAATTAATAAAACAGTATTGTCCAATAATTGATAAAATTACTTTACAAGAAGCAAAACTTAATCATTGGGTTTCTTCTTTTAAAGAATATCAAGTAATAATAGATGTAGATAATATTGAAGAATATAGAGAATATAACAAATCTTTTATTGCTTCCTTTGAATTCTTTAACTTTGATTGGAATTTAGCAATGTCAATGGTAGGTAAAGTAGGGTACAAATCTAGACTTACTTATCGCGATATATTATGCAAAAATGGAACTTTAGAACAAAAGAAGGAAACTTTAAAAAATATAACTTATCATGCAATGAATTTTATGAGAATGATTCAAAAGCGTAAAGCTTTTATTAATAATCATCCTAAAAAAATAGAAATTGCACGTAAGATTATAGAAGCTCGTTCTAATTCCAAGATTATTACTTTTTCTAATAACATTAAAATGGCCGAAGCTATTGGTATGGGAGGTCAAGTTTATACGGGAAAAGATAGTAAAAAGAAAGCTAGAGCTAATTTAGAAGAATTCAATCAAGCTAAAACTGGGATAATACATTCAGTAGCTAAGCTTGATGAAGGAGCAGATATAAAAGGTTTAAGTGTTGCCATAATATTAGGTTTAAATTCATCTGAAATTAAATCTACTCAAAGGAGGGGTAGATGTATCCGTTTTGAAGAAGGCAAAACTGCTGAAATCTTTAATATTATTATTAACGATACTGTAGAAAGTAAGTGGTTTGCTTCATCTCATAAGAATTCTACTTATATTACAGTAGATGAACAAGGTCTAGACGATATCCTTAATGGAAGAGAGCCTAAGCCATATGTTAAACCAATTAAAGATTATCAATTTAGATTTTAAGATGTAATTCGTACATAATAAATACAATCTTAATAGATTATACATTATTATGGTTTAAAATAATTATTAATAATATTTTAAACTTGAAATTAAGTACGACTAAATTAGAAAGAGAGATAGCTTTTATGGAAAGATATGACTTAGATGCTAATGCATTACTTTTTATAAAGGCTTTATTAATATTACAAGATGAAAAAGATGAACAAATATTTATAGATATTCTTGAATTATTTCACCAATTAGATAAATCTATAGAAGATTTATTTAAATATTTGAAAGATAAGGAAATAATACTTAAAAATTTTAAAGTACCTAAAACTGGAGAATCTTTTAATCCATATACTATCCCACTTAATAAAAACTTTTTAAAGACTTATTATAAAGCTTCTTTTAAACTTGGTCAAGAATTATTTGAGGAATATCCTAAGTTCGCTATTATACAAGGTAATATGGTATCTTTAAGAGGAGTTGCAAAGAAGTTTGATTCTCTAGAAGATGCTTATAAAGTATATAGTAGAAAGATAGGTAATAACCCAGAAACTCATAATCATATAATAGAGTTAATTAAGTGGGCTAAAGAACATAACATTTTAAATTGTACATTAGCTACTTTTATAGTTGATGAAAAATGGAATGATTTAGATGCTATGAAGAATGGAGATAATGATTCTATTATTAATTATGATGCAGTTAAACTTATATGATTGCAGAATCCTTATTACATCAAATTGAATCTGGACGAGAAGGCAAACAATGGGGATATTCTATGGGCCTTCCTAAATTGGAAGGAATTATTGATGGAGTATCTCGTGGAGTATATACTTTAGTATTTAGTCCAACTGGAAGTGGAAAAAGTTCACTAGCATTATATTCTTATGTTTATTGTCCTCTAAGAGATCATTTAGACGACGGGAACTTTAAAGTAAGTTATTTTTCCTTAGAAATGTCTAGTGAGATGATTTATGCCAAATTATTAAGTATGTATATATTTGAGAAATATGGTAAGGAATTGTCTCCTAAAGAATTATTATCTAGAAAAAAGAATTATACACTGTCTGATGAAAACTATCAAATAGTTAAAGATTGTATGCCCTGGCTTGAAAAGGTTGAGAAAGTAGTACTCATACATGATAAATCTTTAAATGCAAATAGTTTATATACTATTTTAATGAAAGAATTAGAAAAGGATGGTCATTTTAAAGAACTAGAACACAGAAAAGTATACTATCCTAATAATGAGCAATTAACTCACTTAGTAGTTATTGATCATTTAAGTTTAGTAAGACGTTCTGAAGGTCGCTCTTTAAAAGAAGAAATGGATTTAATATCTTCATATTTAGTTACGTTACGTAATATATGTAAGATAAGCCCGTTAGTAATTATGCAAGCAAATCGTAATTCTACTTCAATGGACCGTAGACGAGAGGGATTAAACAATCTTAGAATAGATGATACAAAAGATACTGGAGCACCAGCTCAAGATAGTGAAATAATTATATCAATTTTTAATCCATTTAGAGAAAAACTTAATACTTATCGTGGTTATGATATTAAAAGATTAGAAAGTAGATTCAGATCTATTACTGTATTAAAGAATAGATATGGTGAAGCAGATATAGAAGTAGGATGTGCTTTTTATGGTGCAGTATCTGTATTTGCGGAACTTCCTAAACCAGATGAAATATATGATTACGGTAAGTATGAAACTTCTCAATGGATATTAGAAGATAATAAAGATGATATTAAAGAGAAAAAAGATACTAATAACAATATTCAAAATACTAAATTTTTATTATAATGGCTGAATTAATTGCAATTGTAGGAGAGAGTGGTCTTTAAGGAATTTTAACATTTTTATTTTGCCATAAATCAAATATTTTTATTATATAATGTATTATAATCATAATATAATACAAGTATGAAAAGAACTTATAAAAATTTAACGAAATTACACAAAAACCTGGAATTTATATTATTTCTTGCACAGAGACCGATAAAGTATATATTGGGGAAAATTTAGATATTGATGCACGATAGGTTATGAAAGATGATACCGCAGGCCACTTTAACAAATCCGTTTAAAATTGGAAAGCCTCGATTCAAATTATTGTGAAATAATTGAGGTAATCAATTACGAACTATATGAATAGCATAAAAGTAATATAGACGTTTAACGACTAGCAGATAGATAGCTAAATTAATTCTGCCACGAAATACGGACATTTTATAAATTGTATGTGAATATAAAATATAAAGTGAAGAGATAGTCTAATCTACATATTAATGAATATAAATTGTAGAGTGTAAGATAAAGAGCTTACAGTTAATACAGTATGAGCGGAAAAACAACAAGTATTAGGAATTTGAATCCTAAAGAAACTTTTATTATTTCTACTACTGGTAAAAGACCTGGAATTAGGGGAGCTAAAAAATTATACCCTTCTGTAGAATTAACTAAAGATTCATTTAAAGGTAACTTTTATGAAACCTCTAATGTTGATAATATAGGAAAGATGATGGCATTAGTTTCTAGTAAAAGACCTGAAATAAAAGTTATTATTGTTGATGATTAATAAAAAGCCACAAAATATTTTGAAAAGTCATAATATATTATATTTAATGTAATAAAAATATATAAATATAATGATATGAATAAAAAATATAATGACTTTGAAATTACTGAATTACATTCAAAAGGTTTAACAGATAAAGAAATTGCAGAAATTTTAGGAGTAAATCCTAATAATTTAGCAAGAAAAAGAAATAGATTAGGTTTAAAACCTAATAAAAATATCAGAGAAACTTATATATTAACTAAAGAAGAGTTAGAAATCATTTGGGGTACTCTTTTAGGAGATTCTACAATTAGATATGTTCATAAAGGATGTAAATTTCCAAATTTAACTTTTATACACGGATTAAATCAGAGAGAATATTTTGATTTTTTATCTAATAAATTAGTTAATTTAAAATTATCAGTTAAAGAATACGATTCTAAATATATAAGAACTAACAGAGAAATTGCTAAAAGATTAGTATTTACTGGAAAGAACATGAAATGTTTAGTAGATATATATAATTCTTTTTATCCAGATAATAAAAAGATAATTCCTATGGCATTTGTAGAAAAATATTTTACAAAAAGGAGTTTATATTATTTATTTATGGATGATGGAAGTTATGATGTTTCTAAAAATAGTTATATAATAAACACGCAATGTTTTTCATACGAAAATCTTCAAGAATTTGTTAGTTTTTTATTTAAAAAATTTAATTTAGAATTTAATATAAAAACTGATAGAAGTTTATATTTAAAACATGTTTCTAATGATATTATGTATAAAATTTTATCTGATAATAATGAATGTGATTCTATGAAATATAAATATGGTGATAGTCATCATAAAACTCCGTTAAACAAGGAAACTCCTGAAAAGGACAATCTTGTGCTAAACCCTCAAGAAATTGAGGAAAAAGCTAAACGACTAGAAGTGATGCCTAACGAGAAAGACGAGGCTATAAAATCTTCCACGAAAGCGGGGCACTGTTCAAAGTAAAATTCGTGAGAATATGAAATGAATTAAAGATATAGTCTGAACTATACATATAAATAAAAGTATAGAATTGGAAGATAAAGAGCTTCCAAGATAACAAATTGTATCAATATATACAAGCATTTGAATCAATGGATCGAGTAGACGAGAAAGGGTTCTCAAAGTTTACTGATATGGCGAAACATGCCTATGAAGTTTTAAAGAAAGGAAAGAGTCTAAGGGATGATCTTTATGTATGTATTTTAACGCATAGTGAAAATATAGGGGATAATATTAATCCTTATTATAAGATTAAGACATTAGGCAAACTCCTAGATTCAGTAATTACTTTAGAGGGATTGTTTACGTATGTATTATTTACAAAAATTATAAAAGATCCAACTACTGATAAAATTATGTATAAGTTTATAACCAATTCGGATGGAACTTGTACTGCTAAAACCCCAATTGGTTTATTTGAAGACAATCTAATTGATAATGATCTTGATTTTGTTATTAAAAAGATAAAAGAATATAATGAGTAATTACATGTTTGAAGAATTTACAATCGCTTTAAAGTATCAAGTTAAAGTAGATACTGATACAGGTGAAATGACTACTAAATGTATTAGTAGAAAGATTGATAAAAGTAATTTTGAGGTTTCTGAAAATAAGAAAACTATAATAAAAAATGATACTTCAGAACCAATGTTATATTTAGATTCAAATAAATTTACTTTAAATCAATCTGCAATAAATCTTACTGGATTTAATCCAGAAAATAAAATAACTATTGAATATGGTAATATTGATGGTAATATAATTCCATTAATTAAAATTGATGAAAAATCTGGTAATAGACTAACTAAATCACATACTGTATCTTACAGAGGAAATAAAAATAAAACATTATCAGAATATGGTTCTGAGTTTAAATTAGAAAAACATCCAGAATTAGATAATATATTTATTCTTAAATCTGATAAAGAACCTATTAAAGAAACAGGTAATGAAGATGTTAATCTTAATGATTTAGAAGAACTTATTGAACCAGATTCTTTAAATTCAGTAGTAAACGATACAACAGAAGTTAATAATAATTTATTTCAATTTTAAAAATTTATAATTATGTTCAATTTTAGTCTTAATGAAGTAAAACAATCAAATCAAAATTCTTATCTCAAGCCTTATACTATTTATAAAGATGTTTGTTTGGATAATGCTGAAATTGTAGAAGGAACTTCTAAAGAAGGTAAAACTTGGAAAGCAATTCAAATAACTTTTAAATGTGATGAAGGAACATATAGTCATCGTATTTTTTGGGTTGATGAAAATGGTTTTACTAGAGGTGAAATGCAAACTTCTAATGGTGGTAAACGAGAACTTCCCAGTACTTGGGAAAGAACCCGTGATGAAATGGCTGCTATTGGTTTTGCATTCTTTCCTGATACTTTTGCTAAACTTCAGGAAGCATCTACTAAAGCAAAGACATTTGATGATATCGCTAAAGTTTATTTGAAGCTTCTTAAAGAAGCAATTGGCAAAGTAAAAACAGAAATGAAACTTGTTGGGCGTACTTCTAATGGTACTATTTATGCAAGTCTTCCTAATTGTACTGGTATTGCTTGTGCAGATAATGAAAAGAAAGCAGCATCTAATAATGTAAATGTTGGTGATTGGTATACTTGGATGGTTAGTCCGTTTGGTAAAAACTTAACATTTACAGCCTATGAACAAGGTAAAGCAAATGAATATCATAACGCTAAACCTACTAAGATGCCTGATGAAACTCCTATAACTAAAGATTCTGACAATATTAATCTTGACGAATTCGATCTTGATCTTTAAATAAATTTTTAGTTTTATAGGAAATTCTTAAATTTATAATTAAAAACAATGGACTTTTCTATAAAACCAAAAATTACTAAATCATTAATTTTATCTGAATTTTCTGAGGAACAAATAATGTCATATTATCTAAATATTCCAATTAAGAAAGGATTATTTAGAAGTCCACTAAGAAAAGATATTAATCCGACTTGTAGTTTATATCGTAATAAATCTGGGACTTTAATATTTAAAGATTTTGCAACTGGTCAGTATTTAAATTGTTTTGAAGTTGTACAAGCTAAATATAACTGTAATTATTTTGAAGCTTTAAACATTATTGCAAATGATTTTAATATAGTACATAATAAAATTCTTCATAAAAATTCAGATAAAATTATTGATAATTCTATAAAAATAAAAAATAATGAAATAGCTAAAATACAAGTAGAAATACAAAACTTTACACCTTATGAATTAAAATGGTGGAAGAAATATGGAATAACTTTAGATTTACTTAAAAAGTATAAAGTATTCTCTTGTAAGCATGTATTTTTAAATGGAAATATAATTGCTGAATCAAGTCAAAATTGTCCAATATTTGGATATTATGGTGGTAATATCAAAAAGAATAAAGAAAAGATTGAATTATGGAGATGCTATTTTCCAAAAAGGAAATCTTATAGATTTATTACTAATTGGCCAAGTAAAAAGATTCAAGGTTTCGATCAAATAATTGGTAAAGGTAAATTATTAATAATTACTAAGAGTATGAAAGATTTATTGTGTTTTAGATCAATAGGATTAGAAGCTATTGCCCCTAATAGTGAAACGCAATTTCTAACTGATTCTATACTTAATAATTTAAAACAAAACTATAAACATATTATAGTTTTATTTGATAATGATCAAACAGGTATTTCTTTTATGAATAAAATTAAAAAGAAACATCCAGACTTATTATATACTTGGATTCCTTTTAAATATAAAGCTAAAGATATTTCTGATTTCTATAAAAAGTATGGTAGAGATTTCACTATTAAAACAATTAAAGACTATATTATATGGCTAAAAAAAGTTAGAAAGATTTAAATACATCTTGTAAATGTACTTATAAGGACGGTACAACTCAAGAGTTTACATCTATAGAAGAAGCTAGTTCAATTACTGGAATATCTATTCCCAGTATTAAGATTAGATGTAATAAACCTGGAACTTTAGGTAAAGATAAAACTGCTTTTGAATGGTTAGATAAAAAGACAGAACTTTACTATAGAGCAAAAAAGAGTCGTAATAAAGGGTCGGCTTTAGAAAATGATGTAGTGAACAAACTTAAAGAACTAGGTTATGATGGAGTATGTCGATCTGCTGGAGAAAGTAAGCACTTAGATAATGCTAAAGTTGATATTGCTGATATTAATCATGAGCTTGAGGTAGCAATTCAATGCAAGCATTATGCTAATACCCCAAATTATTTCAAAATTAAAGACGAATGCACTGATAATAGAGATTTTGTTTTAATATGGAAGAAAAGTGCTGAAGCGGGTACTATTAGTAAAGGAACTGTTGCTATTATGGATGTAAACTTCTTTTATAAATTATTAGATACATATCATAAATGTAAAAAATGAAATTAGACATCTCAATGGACCTTGATGGTTGTTTGTGTAACTTCTACGGTCCATATTTAGAACGTTTTGGTACGCCTAAGAAAGATACAGACATTACTTATAATGTTGCTAATATTCTTAAATATGATAAAGAATTTTGGTTATCGTTACCTGTAATAAATGAACTTAATTGGTGTCCTAAACAATATACAACTGCGAGAATAATTAAAAAGAATTGGATTAAGGAATATTTGAAGATTAATGGATTTCCTAAAGCTCCAATTTATCAAATATTTGGTTATAGTTTAAGTAAGGCTAGTAAAATACGAATGGGAGGCTGTGATCTACATATAGATGACAGTCTTTCTGTGTTTATAGACCTAAATAAAAAAGGTATCCCGTGTCTACTATTAGATTCCCCAAATAATCAAGATTGGGGACCAATAGGCCGTATCTATTCATTAGATATAGATGAAATAGAGGATACTTATAATCTATTTATTAATACATTATTTTCAAATTTTATTAATTTATTATGAATAACGTAAAGAAATTAGTAATAAATGAACTTACTAAAGATACAATTACCATAGATTTAATTGATGAAAGATTTCCAGGAATTATTATTGCTTTGAAAGATAATAATCCAGTAGGATTTATTAGCTTTTATGAAGATTATGGTTGGGTATTACATAATAATGTAGGAGATAATATTCTTGATAATGCGGATGAAACTATATATTCACTTAGTAAAGCTATTCAAAATATAATAAAACAAAATTTAGCTAATAATTTTAAAGTAATAGAGTTTGAAGATTAAACCATTATTAGATACTCTGAGGTTAGAAAAAATTTCAGATGAAACCTATTTCTCAAAAAAGTATTCTAATTATATTTCTAATTCAAGATTAGGACTTATTAATCCTAAACAAGGAGGAAGTCCTGAGAAATTCTTTGCTGGATTTAAACCAATTTATAGCGGCTCATTAGATTTAGGTAGTGCAGTTCATCAGATGAGTCTTCAAAGTAAATTCTTTGAAATTTGTAAAACAGTTGATAAACCAACTGCTAAGGTAGGGGTTATTGCAGATAAAATATATAATATCTTTAAAGGTAAAGTTCCTAATAAAGAAGATATATGCAAAATTGCTGCAGAAATTGATTATTATCACGGACTTCTTTCTGAAAAACAAATTGAAACTGTATTTACAAAATGTAAGCCTTATTGGGCTGATAGAAAGTTATTTGAAGACTCTTATACTGGAAATAAGGAGTTAATCTACTTAGATCCAAGAACTCGGGAGATAGCTTGTAATTGTATTGTAGCACTAAAAAAGAATCAATATATACAAAATTTATTATACCCAAAAGGTCTTATAGAAAATCCAATTTCTGAAAACGAACAGGCAATTCTATTGGATGTTGAAATAGATGGTAAATTTATATTAAAGATTAAAGCAAAACTTGATAATTATACTATAGATAAAGAAACAAATACTATAGTAGTTAATGATATTAAAACATTAGGAAGAATTGTATCAGATTTCTCAATTAACGTAGATAAATATCGTTATAATAGGGAGCTTAGTTTATATTCTTGGTTATTAAGTTTATGTGCAAATAAATTCTATGATATGAAAGATCCTATTATTAAAGGAAATTATTTAGTAGTATCTACAATACCTCAATATTATACTAAGATAGTTCCTATGACTAAATCTATGTATAATGAAGGATGGAAAGAATTTGTGTATCTTCTTAAATTAGTTGCTAAATCTGTAGAAACTGATTATAAAGATTTTGGAATATGGATTTCAAAGAAATGAAAGAGAATTATAAAATATATTCTCTAGGTTATTTAAATACTGATATTAATAATAAGTTTGCTCTAATTTCATTAATTGATTACTTAGTAATGCGATTAAAAGAAAAGAAACCAGATGTAACTTATTATCAAGTAATATATAAGATAGCTGGAGCTTCATATCCAGAAGACTTTATAAAAGCATTAGCTATAGTATGTGAAGATTTTGCATACGGATGTAAAGAATTTCCAACATTTGGAATTGCTCCTAAAGAAGTGCCTAAGAAAATAAAAGAAATGTTAGATACTTATATACCTTTTTAAAAATTAACTTATTCCCTATTCAAAATATTTAATATAATTAAAGGTATACAAATGTGCTAGATAAAGTTTAGAAAAATGCAATTTTTAGTTTGTTATCTTAGCTAGAATTTATACATTTGCATTGTTAGATAATTCTAATATGAATTAATGTTATTATAAATTTTTAAATTATGAATTTTATGAGTTTTAAGAAAATGGAAGTAATGGGTGCAACTAAGGACGAAGCAATGGCAAAGACACCCTTTGATAGAATCTTTTGTGATGCAACACAGGCATTTAAGAATTGGAAAAGCAAGCAACATGACGGTTACACAGATGCAGATCTAAAGCAATTTATGCTTGATCAGCTTGAACTTAAGACTAAGAATGCACCTGGTCTTGGTATCTCAATTACTTTGGAATCAGCTGTTGTTGATAGTCGTACTCGTCCTTATACTATTACTGATAATAAGAATAAGAACAGTAAGCATCGTTATAAGATGACTTATATGATTGTTGATAAAGATACACATGAGATTCTTGCTCAGACTAATGAAACTAAGGCTAAAGCTAAAGAACTTATGAAGAATCTTTATACTAATAAGAGTTATAAGGGTAACGCTGAGTGCTGGTTCACAAAGCAAGTAATTGAAGGAGAGAAGGTTGCATTTGATGCTACTTATACTCCTTCTAAGAATACTCATCCTGGTAAGTATCTTGTATTTGGCATCGATAAAGACTAATATTATTTTTAAAATTTAACTTTAAATGGAGGTAACTTAGAAATAAGTTATCTCCATTTATTTTTATAAACGTAACTGTAATTTAAAACCGAAAGGATGAAATCAGAAACTATTAATAAATTAATTAAACATTTAAAAGCAATTAAAGCCGCTGATATTACAATTAATCAGTATGAAAAAATAAACAACTTAAGTTCTACATTTATTAAAAATAAAATATATAGTATTAAAGTTGCCCATGAAGATGAAACAATTTCTGACGAAGATTATAATACTATAATGAATTTATATGAATCTGTTAAACAAAAACATAGCAGAAATTCTGATATTGAAGACACTGATAATCGTTCTGAAGTAACTTTAGATAGAGATGACAATGGAAGAATAACTCAATACAATTTTAGTGTTAGTATAAGAGATAAAGTCCCTCTTACTGGACATTTTACTAGAGATGAAATGAGTCTTATTTATAGACTTTATTCTAGTTATGGTAGTAATATTACTCAGAGGGAAGTATCTAGATTTTTTCCAGAATATTCTCTTTGTGATTTTAAAAGAATATTGAGAACTTTTAATATCACTAAAGCATCTGCCCCATTTCCTCAACATATTATAGAGGAGAATGATAAATCAACTCTTCTTGATATGCAATTTAGAGAAAAAGAAAACGATTTCCTTAAATCTTATGAAGCTGATAAAGTTAGACAAATGGATCTGCAACTTAAGAAATACATGAAGGAAAATTATGATTTAAAGAATCAAATCCAATCATTTTCTAATATTAATCTAAATCTTACAGGCGGAATATCTGTAACACCTAAGCCAAGTAATTCTAAGAAAGATTTATTTATTTATCTTTCTGATATGCATATTGGAGCAAGTGTAGGAGAAAATTCTCTTTATAATAATACTTATGATGCTAAAGAAGTTCAGAATAGATTAAATAAAATATATAATACTGTATATAATGCCGATGGTTATGATTCTATAATTGTATGTAATATAGGAGATTCATTAGATGGGGAATATAATCAAACTACCAGAGGAGGACATTATCTTCCTCAAAATATGGATGAAAAGCAACAAATTAAATGTTTCTTAGAATCTATGTATGGGTTCTTCACTAATTTATCTACTATACCTCATAATGAAATTAAATATTATGCTGTAGGAGAATCTAATCATGGTGGAGTATATGAATATGCAAGTCAAATCGCACTAAGTAAAGTATTAGATACAATTAATGTTAAAAGTACAGTATGGGATAAGTTTATAGGTCATTTTATACATAAGGGGCATACCTATATATGCTCTCATGGAAAAGATAATAAAGATATGTTTAAAAATTGGCCTCTTACTCTCAACGATAAAACTGAAGGCATTATCAACGAATATATGGATATAAATAATATTTCAACAGCTACTGTAATTAAAGGAGATTTACATCAATCTGCAATTACGTATGGTAAAAGATTTGTTTATAGGTCTGTAGGTTCATTATTTGGAAGTAGTGGTTGGATTATGAAGAATTTTGGTAATACTCATGCTGCTTGTGATTATTCTATTGTTGATGAAAATCAATCATTAGATGGAAGAGTAATACTTAACTAGAAATGGAATTATTATTTATAGATGTAAAAAACGAAAAGATTCTTGGTAAATTGTTTATTGATTGTTCAAAAATCTTTCAAGAAAAAGAGTTAGATAAACTAAAAGAAAATTTAAAAAAATTAATATAATAATTAAAGAAAAATGAGAAAGTCTGATTATGCATTTGGTAAGTATAAACCAAACAAAAACGCAGTTAAAGTAACTTATAAAGGTACAGAGTATCTTTCTAAAGCACAATGTATGGCTCTTGAAGGAATTACAAGAAAACAATTAGATGAATATCTTATTCTTAATAAACAATAATAAATTATGGAATTAAATCTCGAACAAGTACTTGCAGGAAAAGACACTCAAATTAAAGGTAAATCATATTTTAGTACCGATGCTTATGTATCTCCTTTTATAGAGAAGATGTCTAAGTATACTGATAACTTTATTTATAATGGTATAATGCCAGATCAAATAACTTTATCTGAAGGTAGTACAGATGTTACATGGAACCGAATGTGGATTCAAGCAGTAATGCCAGATGAAAATGGATTTGATAATCATAGCCGTGTAGTAGGAATGGTATATGGACTTGATATTCGTAAACCGGTAGTTAAATTTTATGTAGGAGGCCTTAATATGGCATGTTGTAATCTTTGTGTGTTTTCTCCTTCATTCTTAGATGTACAAGAACTTGAACCAGATTCAGCTATAAATTATAAACCAGTTGATAGACTTCTTGAACAGGTAGATAACGTTAGGGTTACTCTAGAAAAATTACGTAATACTACAGTTGATTATAATGAAGTTCTTATTAATGAGAATCTTGGAGATTGGGTTCGTAAAACTTTAAATAGTACTTATTCTAATCAATATTCTAAAGTAAAGCTTGCAACATCTACTGCGATTGATGCTTATAAACTACTTTATGAAAATGAAGATTCTCCTTATTATGTACCTAAAGATACAAGTACTGATATGTTTAATATCTATAATGCTTGGACTCAAGTAATTACTAACGATAAGAGAGATATTATAAATAAAGCTGAAAAAACTTTGTTAATTGGTAATATTCTAGGAATTTAAATATGTGGATATTTAAAGTAATATTAATTTTATATGCTTTAATTTATATTTTACTTGGAATCATTGTTAAATATAACATAGGTAATTCTCAATATATATTAAAAGAATATATTTCTAATGATAATTATATTAGCAATAATTTACCTATTAATTGCATTAATAATGGTTTCTTTTTATTAATAATTATTTGGTTAGCATTATTTAGTTGAATATGGAACTAGCTATAATGGATTATTCAAATGGTACTTTACATATTTATCCAGTACCTAAATTAAATATGGAAGAATCTGAAATATTAGACTATATAGAAGATCTGGGATTTAAATTAAGTCAGGTAGATTGGATGCTTGCATCTCATAAAATTGATGTATTTGATTATGGAGTTAGCGATCGTATACAACAGCGATAAGCATAAAGACTTTTATAATTCTTTAATAAATTATTTATTACAAAATAATATTAAGAATAGTAGCTTTGATGCTAAATATACTAAAGAAAGAAAGAAAAGTTATAGAGTTAAAGGAGCATTTAGTGCTAGATTAGATCCCTTTGTAGGAATATATGAGAATAATAATCCTATAAAAGGATTTTATTCAGAAGCTAATGAATGTACTTTAGATAATATTATAAACTATATTAAAACTAATAATATATGAGAGTAAATGTAATTAATAATTCTGAAAATCCACTTCCTAAATATGAATCTGAGTATGCTGCAGGTTTAGATTTACGTGCTTCTTTTAAATATATTACTCCTGAGAATCCATTAAAGCTTTACGGAGAAGGAGAAATTGTATTTGCTGGAGAACATCACGCTAAGACTATGTTACGGCTTGAACCTGGAAGTAGAGCAATTATTCCTACTGATATGTTTGTGTCTATCCCAAGCGGACATTTTGCAGCAATATATCCAAGAAGTGGTCTTAGTATTAAAAAAGGTTTGGGTTTATGTAACTCTGTTGGGGTTATAGATGCAGATTATAGGGGAAATATCGGTATTCCTGTAATTAATAATGGTTTAGAAACTATTTGGATAGAAGATGGTGAACGTATTGCTCAACTTATTCTTCAACCATATATTACAGTAGATTGGAATCAAGTAACTAGTCTTGATGAAACTAAAAGAGGAGAAGGTGGTTTTAATTCAACAGGAACAAAATGACAACACAGGCACAGAATTCAATTAATCTATATAAAGGTAATAATCCTAGTAAAATTAAAATAGGATTATCTTTACAGAAACCATCAGTAGTTAAAGAACTTATGGATTATTTTAAAGTAGATAGCAAAGACAAATTAGCACTTAAATTATCACAATTATAATGGGACTTGATATTAGTTTTAGAAAAGTAAAAAGAACTGATTTATCTTATTTTCGTAAGGTTAATTTTTTAGTTAAATTCTTTAATGATAAATACCCAGAATTAAAAAATTGTTATCCTATAGATATAACTAAAGAAGATTTATTTGATCTTAAAAATCGATGTGAAGAAGTATTGCACGATCATACTAAAGCAGATAAATTGCTTCCAACACAAGATGGATTTTTCTTTGGGTCTGTAGATTATGATGATGATTATTATAAAGATGTACAAGATGTATTAAATGCTGTAGCTGATATGTTATCAATAGATTTAGCTAATAATGAAAATATAGAATTTGAAATTTGGTATTAATTGTTTTATAAACGATGTGTGATGATTAAACAAGATTTCATTAAAATAATCCAAAGTCAACTTGATTGGGATGATAAAATAACTAAATTAGAAAATATTCTTCAAACAGAATTATATATGTCAGATATGTATTCTCATCCTACGTTTTTATTTGAGTATATTATTAGGGATAAATTTACCAAAGACGGGGAAGATATTATCTATACCTATATTTATGAAGAAGGAGAACGAGATCTAGAATATTTATGGAATAAAGTAAAAGATTATAGAAAATAATGGAATTTAATAAATTAAATTCAGTAACTGATAAACTAGGAAAATACTTTTATACTAGTAATGATGATTATATTACTGTTACTAAATGGAGTAATGGAGAAGGATATGATATAGATTTAAATGGAAAACTTGTTCAACTTCATGAATGTGAATTAGATGCTATTAATTATTTAGTTCAAACATTACGATATGAAGAAAAGTGATTTTTGTAAAGTAGCTACAACAATATTAACAATAGAAGATTTCTTTGATAAATCTTTTAAGTTAAATATAGATTTAATATCTTCTTCGGTTTCAGACTATTATGTTATTTCAAGTATCTTATTTGAAACTAATTACGGTATTAAAGGTAAAGAATTCCTTGATTGGTGGTTTTATGAAAGAGATACAAACAAATCCACAAAAGAACAATTATGGGATGAAAATGGAGCTCCTATAGATGTAGACTCTATTTTATCTTTATATCAATATATGGAAGATAATTATAGAAATAATTGTTAAATTAAATAATTTATAGTATATTTGACTTTGACGTAGTGCTTCTTTGCAGATCAGTTCTAGCACATAATAAACATTAGAACCGTGCGTGTATTCGCTTGTCAAAGCTAACTGCCCTAGGAATCCCGCTCTGTCTTTGGCCCTGACAACGAGTGCTGGTATAAATCGGGGCGTGCCCAGCATCACAGTGTGTATACATTGGTTAGTAGCGATGACTCCTTAGTGAAAGTCTCAGACTTTTAACGAAAATAGTACCTAAGAAGGGGAAGGAGTTCAAGTTGGCATATATCAATAGAGTAAAAATTGATATTACCAGCATAGGGGGCCCTATATACTATTGTTAATTCAGATAAGTCCTAAGTATTTTCTTAGGACTTATCTTTTTTTATCTATTTATGATTGAATATTTATTAGGAAAAAGTTCTGCTGGTAAATTTAGATTTGCCGTTATTGAATGTAACGAACAATGGAGTGAACCCGATAAAGGCTATGTTATTCAACGTAGTTATGGGCAAGTAGGCGGTAAAACAACTTTATCTCCTAAGATTATTGTAGATAGAACTAAACAGAAAAGAAATTGGAAGGAACAATATACTTTACAATTTAATTCGGAATTAAAGAAATTTCTAGATAAGGGTTATATCAAAGTATCTAAGCATCCTAATGAGTATACAAATGAAGAACTTAATTCTATCTTCGGTGAAGTTAAAACTAATCAATATGGAGTAATTAAACCTATGCTAGCTAAGCAAGCCGATAAAGTTACTAATAAAAAGATATTTGATAATGTTTGGATAGCTTCAAAAAAATTAGATGGCGTAAGATGTCTTATGTACTATAAAGATGGAGAAATACTTACTGCTTCTAGAGGTGGAGAAACATATCAACCATCTACAGTACATATTCGTAATGATGAACGGTTATTAAATTACTTTAAAAATAATCCAACTCATATTTTAGATGGGGAATTATTTAAAAGATTTAAGAGCCTTCAGCAAATTAGTGGTGCTGCTAGATTAGAAAAGAATGCTTATGATTGTGAATGGCTTCAATACTGGATATACGATGTATATGATACTTCTAATCATGATTGGAAAGCTGAAGATAGAATAAAACATCTTCTTAATAGTTCAATTACTTATAATATTCCATTATATGCAGATACTTCCATGGATGAAGAAGATAGTAATATATTTATATTAATGCAAGAATCTGTTTCTGGTTGGGATAATATAGATAAATTACACGATCAATTTGTAAATGAAGGATTTGAAGGTGTAGTAATTAGAAATCCAGATAAACCTTACAAACCAGGAGGTCGTACAAATGATATGATTAAAGTAAAGAAATATAAATCTGAAGATTTTAAAGTAATAGGATATAAACTAGGTCTTAGAGGTTCTGAAGATATGACTTTTACTTGTGAATTAGAAGATGGTAGAACATTTGAAGCAATGCCTTGTGGAACAAGAGAACAGAAAGTAGAATATGTTAAGAATTTTGATTCTAAATATAAAGGACATAAAGCAGAATGTACTTTCTTTAATTATTCAGATGATGGAATTCCTACTCAACCTAAATTAAGAATCTTTAGATTTGACTTAGAGAAATGATAATTAAAAACAATATAGTATTTGTTTATGATATAGAAATATTTCCTAATTTATTTCATTGTACTATAAAAGATACAGAATCTAAACAATTATATTTCTTTGAAATATCTGCGAGAAAGAAACAGGCAAAAGAGCTTGTTTCTTTCTTTTTGACTAAAGGTAGATTATTTTGTGGATATAATAATATACATTATGACAATCCAATTATTAATTTTTTAATTGATAAAAAAAATTCTTTAGATAGTATCTCTTGGTATCATATGTGTAATGTATTATTTCAATTAAGTAATTTAATTATAAATAGTGAACCAGGAAAATATAACAAATGGAGTAAGTGGAAGTATGCTAATAATTATCCTACACTTGATTTATTAACTATGTTATATTCTTCTAAACTAAGAGTTGGTTTAAAAGAAATGCAAATAACAATGAAATTTCATAATGTTCAAGAGTATGATGGAGATTTTAGTAAACCATTACCTATATCGGAAATAGATCATCTAATACAATATAATATTAATGATGTAGAAAGTACTGAAGAATTACTATATAGATGTAAAGCAGATATAGATTTAAGATTAGGTATTGAACAAGAATACGGAGTTGATGTTCTATCTAAAGATGGAATGACAATTGGTATGGAGATTATTAAACAGAAGTATCTTGAAAGAACTGGAAAAGAATGGAAAGATATTAAAGATCTAAGAGATGCTTGTGATTTAATTCCATTAAAAGATGTTATATTTAATAATATACATTTTAAAACTAAACAATTACAAGATATTCTATCTTGGTTAAAAACATTAACTGTAGACCCAGGTAGAAAAGGATTAGAAAAACATTTCTTATTAGATAATCTTGAAATATCTTTAGGTGTAGGTGGTGTTCACTCTGTTAATACTCCTACTATATTTAAAGAAGATGATACTTGGAGTATTAGTGATGTGGATGTTGCTTCGCTATATCCAAGTTTAATTTGTAGTTATAATCTATATCCACCACAATTAGGAGAAGCGTTTCTTGATGTTTATTCAGGTATTAGAAAAGAAAGATTAGAAGCTAAAAAGAATGGAGATACTGTAAAGAATCTTACATTAAAGTTAAGTCTTAACGGTCTTTCTGGAAATCTTCAAAATGCATATAATTTTTGTTATTCACCACGAACTGTTATGAAAATCCGAATGAATGGTCAACTAATGCTATTAATGTTGGCTGAAAGATTACTTGGGATAGGATGTAAGCTAATTCAATTAAATACTGATGGTATATTCTTGAAATGGCCTAAAGATAAAAGAAAGGACTTTGAACAAGTAATGAAGGATTGGGAAAAAGAAACTAAATTAACTCTTGAGGAAGATCAATATGAAGCATTTTATCAATTTGCAATTAATGATTATTTAGCTATATCAAGAGGATATTCGGAATCTAAAAACCCTAAATTACTTAAAAAGAAAGGATTATTTATAGATACAGTACATCTTGGTAAAGGTATGCAACCAATGATAATACCTAAAGCTATAAATAATTATTTTGCTAATAATATTCCAGTTGAAGAAACAGTATACAATGATAAAGATATTAATAACTTTATTACTTATCAAAAGGTGGCTAAAAAATTTAGAATAGAATATAACGGAGAGTTAATAACTAATACAAATAGATATTATATCTCTATCAATGCTCCTTATTTATTTAAATGTGAAGTAGATACTAATGGCGCAAGAAGTAGATATATTAATATGCTTAAAGGGCATGGTGTAATTATAGTCAATAATTTAGATGAAATTAAAGAATTTCCTAAAAATATTGATTATAAATATTATATAGCAGAAGCTAATAAGATTATACAAAAATTTAAATGTGTACAATTGAGCTTGTTTGAATGAAGGCATATACTATTACTAAAAGTATTACTAATAGAGATAATAATGCATTACGTATTTATTTTAAAGATATAAATAAACATTCATTATTATCTAAAGAAGAAGAATTAGATATTGTTAAAAAAATAAAATCTGGAGATGAACAAGCTAAGAATAAATTAATTACTTCTAATTTAAGATTTGTTATTTCTATTGCTAAAAAGTATCAAAATAATGGTTTAGATTTAAATGATTTAATTCAAGAAGGTAGTCTTGGATTAATAAACGCAGTTAATTTCTTTGATGAATCTAAAGGATATAAATTTATATCATTTGCAGTTTGGTATATACGACAAGCAATTACTAAAGCATTAACAGATACTTGTAGAGTAGTAAGAGTTCCTTTAAATCAAATTACAAATGTAAATAAAGTTAAACGTGCTATTAATAAAGTAGAATGCCAAACAGGTAAGAAAGCTTCTATTGAAGAAATATCTAAATTAACTAATCTTTCTTCTTCTAAAATTAATAATACTGAAACCGCTATAAAAACTTCAGTATCTTTAGATACACCTATTTCTGATTCTGAAGGAGATTGTTTAATTAATATTATTCCAGATAAAGAAACGCAAGAGACAGATTATTTAGTAGAAAAAGACGATAAAAATAAAGCAGTTGAATATATATTATCCAAATTATCTCCTAGAAAAAGAGATATAATTAGAATGTCATTTGGTATAGGAATGTATCCTATGCTAAATGATGATATTGCTAATTATTTTGGAATAGGTAGTGAAAGAGTTAGACAAATAGAAAAAGAAACAATTGCCTTTTTACAAAAGAAATATAAAAACAAACTTAAAGACTTATTATGAATATAACTAAACGAGACGGATCGATTGAAAAATTTGATATTAATAAAATTATTAATGCTGTAAGTAAAGCATATAAATCAGAAGGATATACTATTAATGATGATATTATAGATGAATTAAAAAATCTTACTACTACATATATTTCAGATAATATTTCAGTAGAAAAAATACAAGATGAAGTAGAGCAAATTTTAATGGATAATGCTCCTTTTGATGTAACTAAAGCATATATTACATATAGAGAAAAACATAAACAATCAAGACTTATTAGAGAAAGAATTGATTATATGAATAAATATAGTCAATCAAACGATAATGCTGCATCTTCTAGTGAAACTGATGGTAATTCTAATGTTACCATTAAAAATGTAGCTAATCTTGAAGGGGAAGTATATAAAACTACTAATAGAATCATTCAAAGACAACGAATGAAAGATAAGTTAAATGAAATGTTTCCAGAAGTAGCTAAACAATATGAAGAAGATTTAAATCATCATATTATATATACGCACGATGAAGCTAGTACTCCTGTTTTAAAGAATTATTGTATGGCAGTATCTTTATATCCTTTAATAGAATATGGTACTTCTACAATGGATGGATTAAAGGCTTCTGCTCCTAAAAACTTAGATAGCTTTTGTGGCCAATTTGTTAATCTTGTATTCTTATTAAGTTCTCAATGTAAAGGAGCTGTTGGGTTTGGAGAGTTCTTTAATTTCTTTGATTATTATTGTGCTAAAGAATGGGGGCCTAATTATCATCTTAAAGAAGATATAATTGTAGATACAGATTATGTAGTTAATCCAAAAACTATTGGTCAAAAAATAGAACAATATTTTCAACAAGTGGTCTATTCATTAAATCAACCAGCAGGTAATAGATCATATCAATCCCCATTTACTAACTTTAATTATTTTGACAGTAATTATTGGCATAGTTTATTTGATGATTTCTGTTTTCCTGATGGTAGTAAACCTGTATGGGAAAGAGTAGATTTTCTTCAAAGAAAATTTATGAATTGGTTTAATGAGGAAAGAACTAAAACTTTACTTACATATCCTGTAGAATCTATGTGTTTATTACATGATGGTAAAGATGTAATTGATAAATCATATAAAGATTTAGCTGCTGAAATGTGGTCTAAAGGGCATAGTTTCTTTGTGTACTTATCTGATAATCCAGATGCGGTTGCAAGTTGCTGTTTTAGCAAGGATACTAAATTTTTATGGAAATCTTCTACAAGTGGGGTTCATATTAGTACCTTTAAAGAATTTCTTGATCTTCCCTATAAACAAACGAAAGAAAATTTTAAAGTATTTCATAATGGTTCATGGATAAAAGGTAAAATAATTTCTCTTCCAAATAGACAAATGTATAAAGTTATCACTTATAATAATAAAGAATTTATTATGAGTGATAATCATATTAATGTTACGTATGATGGAGAAAAAAGAACAAAAGATTTAACAACAGATGATTATCTTATGTTCAATACTTCGACACTTTCACCTGTTACAGAAAATAACGAACATTTAACTTATGAACAAGGTTTGTTAATAGGGTTATTCTTAGGTGATGGAACCTTTGGAAATTATGTATGTCTTGATGGTAGTGTTCATAGTTTTCAACTCTCTCTAAATAAAGAAAAATGGGAAAAAGTACAAAACCATTTATCAAAAATTGGAGATTTTAGATTAGGTACTATATATAATAATGTATATCCTATTCATTGTTATAATAAAGAATTAACTACATTTATAGCGAAATGGACTGGTAATGAACCTAATAAGACTTCTGCTTTAAATAAATCTTTAAATCTAGATTGTTTTTTACAGTCAGTAGAATTTAGGAGAGGTATTCTTGATGGTTGGTATATTACAGATGGAGGTAATTCAAATAGATGCTATACTATAAGCAAACATTTGGTTGAAAGAATGGAAGCTTTATGTACTACATTAGGGTTGCAAACTATACTTAATATATCAGATAGGACAGATGAAGCTGTAATTATTAGAGGCCAAGAATTTAACAGAAATTACCCATTATATTGTCTTAGATGGTATGTTGATGCTAATCATAGATGCAATAAAACTAAAGATAAATCTTGGAAGAAAAAGAATAATAGTATATATTGGAAAATTAAATCCATAGAGCCAATAGAATATAAAGATAATATATATTGTGTTCAATGTGATAATCAAGATGAACCCTATTTTACATTACCTAATGGGTTAATTACTCATAACTGTAGATTGAGGAATGAAGTAGTTAATAATACTTTTAGTTCAACTACTGGACTTACGGGTGTACAAACAGGTTCAGTTAATGTAATTACTCTTAACTTAAATAGAATAGTACAAGATTGGTATAAAGAATATAATAAATCAAAAGATAAGTTTGATTTAGATACTTTGAAACCCAGTTTTAAAGCTTATTTATTAAAGATTCTTGAAAGAGTTTATAAATATCAAGTAGCTTATAAAACAATGTTGTTTGAACTTGAGAAACAAGGTATGCTTACTGCTTCAAAGGCTGGATATATTTCAATGAAGAAACTATTTTCTACTATTGGTGTAAATGGTTTTAATGAAATGGCGCAGTTTATGGGGTTAAAAGTAAGTAATAATGAACAATATAAAGACTTTATTGCTTATGTATTTAACATTATATCTACTTTTTGTAAAGAAAAATCTACAAAGGATTATCTCTTTAATCTAGAAGTAGTGCCAGCAGAAAGCTTAGGTTCAAAAAATTATAATTGGGATAAGAAAGATGGTTATATTGTGCCAAATAATGAAGTATTGTATAATTCTTATATATACGATGCACACGATCCTAATACTTCTGTTCTAGATAAGTTTGTATTACAAGGAGGTAAAGTAGCAAAAGCATCATCTGGAGGACAAGCACTTCATTGTAATCTAGAAGACCATTTAAGCAAAGAGCAATATCTTAAACTTATAGACTTTGCTATACAGAAAGGTACATCATATTTCACTTTTAATATTCCAAATAGTCAATGTGATAATTGTGGTTTTATTACTAAGCACCCAATAAAAAAATGCCCTATGTGTGGTAGTAATAATATTACTCAGTGGACAAGGACAATTGGATACTTAAGACCAATTAAAGCTATGGATTATTATAGACAAATAGAAGCAAATAACAGAGTATACAGTAAAACAATTTAATAACTTAGGTCTGATATCAGACCTTTTATGTTATATATGATAGATATTATATTAACTTATTCTGATTGTGTAATAAAATTATACAATGCAGATATAATAGCTATAGAAGATAATAAAGTTTATATAACTACTTCTGTAAATGTAGCGTTTAAGAATAGTATTACAGAAGAATTTAAAGAATATAAATTAAATGAATTAGATCAATGTAAAAAGATTTATGAAGATGAATATTTATTTAATTATCCTATTAGAATTCAAATACTTTAATTTATGATATTTTATCAAGTAAATAGTGACTATCGTATTTTTGATTATCTTATTAATAATGGTATTACTAAGTATGTATTTATTGATAAAGAATCAAAAGATTATGAAACTAGGATGATTTTTAAAGAATATAATAAGAATATAAATTCTTATATATTTGAATCAGACAATGAAAAAGTAAGTATTCCTAAAGAAGAAATTAATAAAAGAGTTCCTTGTGGTAGACTTATTGTAAAAATACCTATACTTTGTTTGGGTGATTGGATTGCAGTTAAGAAAGATAAAGGAGTTGTATATACAAGAATAGATACTCCAAAAGATATTAATTTTTATTCTAATTCCGTTAATTGGAGAGTTCTTACAGATAAAGAACTTGAAGATTGTAGAAAATCTTGGAGAGTAAATACTATAATGTGTAAGACTATTGGAGACTTTAGAAATCTTAGAACTTATACAGATTTATTTACTAATGATATTCCTGTTAAAGTAGAAATAGAAGGTAAAGAATATGAAATATCTTCAGTTACACTTACAGAAAATGATATTACAATCAAAGTTAATCAATAATGAAATTATTTGATATAGAAACTACAGAAGAAAATCTCCTATCTTTATATCCAAAAATAGGAGATTGTTATAAATCTACTGATGGTAGTAAACATTATATTAAAGTACTTAATATATATGATAAAATAATAGAATATCAATGGATTACTATCTGGAAAGATTCTAACTCTATAAGTATTGAAGTAAGTCAAACTCGAAGATTATTTATGGAAAAAGATAATCCAAATAGTTTTGTATATCCTATTATTTGTAATTTAGTAGAATATATTCCTACTGAAGAATATGATAAAATATATAATAAAATTAAAGCTTTGTGTTAATACTTATTTATAGTATAATTATAATAAAAGATACTGATATTTATAATACATTATTTAGCTTTTTAGAATAAGCACAAAAAATATATAAACAGCAGGGAAAAGATAAACTTATTATGTTTGCTAGTCATATTAGAGATTATAATCTGCTTCCTAATACTAAAGAGTTCTTCAATACTTACTCTACAGAGTCTTTAATAGAGTATAGAAATGCTCTATTAGATATAAAAATGTGTTTAGATAAGTATCTTGATGATAATAAACTATACAATTTTAATCATGTTAAAAACAACAGTAAAAACAACTAAGAAAGCTTCTTTAGATTTATTAAATAGAATTAATACATATCTATTTGAGCAGGAATATGATGAATTATCTGGAGTTAAACAAACAGATATTAAAAAACTTAAAGATGCTGCTAAAGTATTAGTTAATATTATAAAGAAGTAAATGTTACTAACCATTTCTACCATATTATTCTCAATATTTTTATTGGGAGTAATATGGTTTTGTTTTAATAATGAAGACTAAAAAATTAATTCTTAAAAATACTTTTAGTACAGGTAATCATGGTTGGGGTAATGGGTATGTAGCTGTACCTCCAGAACATCCTTTATATGGTAAATCATATACGGATGAAGATTATCCCGATTTTAATGTACATGGTGGTATTACATTTACAGAACCTGTTATTTACAATGAAATTACCTTTGTAAGTAAAACTAAAATTAGAGAGAAATATATAGGTAAGAGAGCATATCAACTACAATATGGTATTAGTCTTGATGGTGAAATACCTGATAATTGGTGGCTAATAGGATTTGATACTTGTCATAGTAATGATACTAATCTTAATTGGCCTAAAGAAAGAGTTATTAATGAAACTAATTATTTACAAAAAAGAATAAATAATTTATTTAATAAAAATGAATAGTACTGAAGAATTAGTTATAATGGATTACAATACAGGGAGTATTATTATTTGTAAAAACCCACCAGAAGATAAAAATACAGAAGAAATTCTAAAACATTTAGGCTTAGATATTAATAATTGTACTGTTATGTTCTGTAATAACCCAAAAATTAATTACGTGAACTATGATTAATATAAAATTATGGATATAAAAGATAACATTAAAGAATTTATCCAGAAAAGGAAAGATAGAAAACTATATAACAAAATAGCTAAATTTGATAAGAATAATATAAAAGAAATAATTCTTGAACAAATTGAAGATATTTGTGCAGATAGCTATGACGATGGTTATGAAGAAGGTTTTATGAAAGGTATGGAAATTGTAGCTCAATATATAGATTCACTATATGATACAAAGGATTCTTCTAAATCTGATATTATATTAAAAGAATTAAAAAACCTCCTAAAAAAATTAAACAATAATGAATAATATAGAGTTCAGTAAAACCGATTCTGAAGCATATAATTGGATTGTAAATAATCTTGATAAGCTTTCAGATAAAGACTTTACAAAAGTTCAAAATATAATGACCAGACTTTATAATATCGATTCTAGATTATCAATGCTTAAAGCATTAGAATACAATCTATCCCATAGTGCAATTAAAGTATTAGTTAATCTTAAAAACGAATATAATAATTTAAAGAATAAATGAGCATAGACGAACAAATTAAGATTTTACAAGCCTATAAGAACGGCAAGCTAATTGAAATAGAAGTCTTTGATAATGGATATTATTTATGGATAACATTGAATTCTGATAAAGATTATACCTTTGATTTCAGGAATAATAACTATCGTATTAAGCAAAAACCTAAAATTCGTCCTTATAAAGATGCTAAAGAATTCTTAGAAGCAAGTAAGGAACATGGGCTATTCATTGATACCTCTCCCCTTCAGTTGAGCAACTGCTACAACTTACCTATTTATGTAAGTCCTGACGGTGTGAGGTTTGTTCATAGAGCATATTCGTTTTCAGAGATAAAGAAATATCATTGGCAAGATGGTACGCCCTGTGGAATTGTTGAATAATAAATTAATTAAAGATGGTTATAAACTATTATTAGATACTCCTACTATACATATTTATTATAAGTGGTTTGATAATCTTAAAGTAGAAATTATAATAGAAGATGAAACTGAAGAATGTGCAAAAGATATTAGATGTCATATTGATGATGATAAAGGTATATCTTTAGGAGATTTAACAGTTAATAACTATAAAGAATGTAAGAGATTTATTAAATTTGTATCTGAACTAATTAAAGATAGAAATGCTGAAATACACTGATAGTCAAGTTACATTTAGCGAAGTACCAGATGAAATATCTTTATGTATTAATATAAGTAATTGTCCTAATAATTGTCCAGGATGCCACTCTAGCTACTTAAAGAATGATATTGGTACTTTATTAAGTAAAGAAGAATTATCTCGTCTTATAGAAACTAATCAAGGAATTAGTTGTGTCTGTATTATGGGAGGAGATTCAGAGCCTAAAGAAGTAAATAACATAGCTAAATTTATTAGAGATAAATATAAGCTTAAAACTACTTGGTATAGTGGCAATACTGAATTAAGTAAAGATATAGATATTAGTAATTTCGATTTTATTAAGATTGGGCCTTATGATAGAAATAAAGGCCCATTGAATAATCCTAATACTAATCAAAAGTTTTATGAAGTAGTTACTATGTCTACTGGTAAACAAAAACTTCATGATATAACATTTAAATTTTGGAGAAAATGACATTTATAATTCATTTTAAAGACGGTCATAGAGAGCAATATTCTAATCGATATGATGAGGATGATGAACAAGAAAGAGATGCTGCATGGGATGATGTATATATGACATTCCCAGAAGCTGATTATATTGAATCTTTTTAATTATGATAGAGATTAAAAGACTTGATGGTTGGAAATTAAATCCTAATGATAGAGTAGTTAATGCTATTCTGCGTAGAGCTGAAAAGAATAATGGAATCTGTCCTTGTATTCATACTACACCAGAATATAAAGGTAAAGATTTACATTGTCCTTGTACAGATTATACAGAAAGAAATAATTGTATTTGTGGTTTATATATAAAAGATGGGAACTAATTTTTATTTAAAAAGAAAAATAAACGAATCTACTAAAAAAGTTCTTAAAGATTGTATTGATAAAGATGATATAGATACAGTAAGAAGTATTCTTAATGATTATAAAGATATTCATATAGGTAAAAGAAGTGCTGGTTGGAAATTCTTATGGGATGCTCATTATTTTAAATATTTTGAACCAAATAAAGATAGTATTTTAAGATGGTTAATGTCTGGAATAATTTATGACGAATACGGAAGAACATTTGATATAAATGACTTTCTTTATAAAGAATTAGATGGCTTTATAGATAAAGGATATGATATAGAAAGCTTTTATAATAAAGAAACTCCTAATTATAGTTTAGATTCAAATATAAAGGAATTTAAAAGAAGGGTTAGTGATAAATATCCTGCTATAAATAAGTATGGAGAATTTTATATTGATAATTTAAGGTTTACTGTAAATGAAGATTTTTCTTAAATATGAAAACTAAATTAGTAAATATTAAAGTAACTGTACCTATTGATACAGATTTCTATATAGAAGTTTCTGAAAAAGAAACTAAAGAAAATATAATTGAACGTGCTAAGCAAGAAGTAAAATTTCCAACAGAATATCCTTTTATATTAGATAAGTATCTTAAAAGAAGAGGTATTAATATTGTTGGATTGGATAGTATGTTAAAATCTTGGAATCTTGGGGAAGTAAAGTATGAAGTCATTTAATATTATTATAGAAGATAATGGGATATTCAAATCATACAATATAATTCCTACTTTATTAAAAGTATGTAAGAATATAAAGATTTAAAGGTAAAGTAGAAAAAAAGATTGATGTATATGATCAAGTGATAATGAATCTTGATATAATTGTTGATATATTAAAAGAAGAGCTTAATGAATGAATTTCAATATTATGTTTAATAATATTTATATTCTTTCTAGATTATAGAGTTGAAAGAAGAATTAAGTTTTTAGAAAATGATATTGAAGAACTTAAAGAAAAAATAAATAATGAAGATAAACTTTAATTATAAATTTAAAATTAAGAATCCTGTAGTAATATGTTATATAAGTATTGCTAGTTCTAGATTTTATCTTACTGCTAGAGCAAAAGCATTTTGTTCTGAACATGATTCTTTTAATATTGAAAAAGGTAAAGAACTAGCTTTAGCTAGAGCTAAAGAATTAGTAATAAAGAAAAGCATCAAAAAACTTCACAGGGATAGAATTAAACTTAATAAATCTAGATTTACGTTAGATTCAGATATATTAGATATGTATCGTATGTCTGACTCTATCAATAAACACAGAACTAATATTGAACATAATTATGGGTTGGAGTACTGAATTATTTTGTAATATATCCTTTAATAAGGAAACTTTTAGTAGTAAGTTTGAAGTAGAAGATAAAATTGATGAAATCAAACAATATATACAAACTTGTAAAGATACATTACGGGATTTAGCAATAATGACCGAACCTGAAAAGATGTTTAATAAAACAGAAGATAAACCAATTTATTATTGTGTATCAGATGAGTTTGAATCTCAATTTAGTCTGCTCCAAGAATATTATGTAGATTTATACAAATTAGAATTACTTTTAGATAATTGGGATAATTGTCATACTAAGGATGGTTTAGCAATAGATCCTCCAGATAATATTCATTGGGACACAGCTTATCTTAGCGGTGATTTTATTAAAAGTGCAAAATATCCTAATAGATCTGATAAGTTTTAATAGATTATATTGATTTTTACTTTTTAAATATTTTTTAATTATGAACAAGAATTTGATTGATATTGAAGACGTAATTGATGATGTAACAATTATAGATGATGAAAATATAATTGACGATTACGAGGATATTCCTGATGGTTTAGAACCAGATTTGATTGGCGATGAAAATTATGACCCTGAAGATGTTAATGAATATCTTATAAATAAGGTAGAACAAGAAGAACTTATTAATTCTTCAAGGAATGATATAGATTTCTAATAAAAATGATATTAGATTCAAATAAAGTGGGTATTTGGTTTACTTCAGATACCCATTTTTATCATAAAAACATTATTAAGTTTGCTAATAGACCTTGGAATACAGTAGAAGAAATGAATAATACATTAATTAACAATTGGAATGAAGTTGTTAAACCTAATGATACGGTATTTCATTTAGGAGACTTTGCTTTTACTTCTAATGGTAATTGGAAAAAACTTATTAATGAATTAAATGGAAAAATCTATCTTATATTAGGAAATCATAAAATTTACGAATTTTAACAAGGAAACCTGAGGAAACCTAATTATATTTGTGCTGTAATAAATTTATTATTTTATGAGACAGCACAAATTAAACATTGATTATTTTAATGAGATTAATTCTCATGAGAAGGCGTATGTATTAGGTTTCTTATATACAGATGGATCAAATAGGGGAGATGGTATAATATTTTCACAGAATGTTGAAAGAATAAATATTCTTGAGAAGATAAAGAAGGCTTTAGATTCTGAAGCTCCTATTAGAGAACGAGTTTCAGGACTTTTTGTTCTTGAACTGTTTAGCAAAAAAATGGTTAAGGACGTTGAACGGCTAGGTGTTGTTAGAAACAAGTCCCTAATATTACAATTTCCAACTAAAGAGTTGGTTCCAGAGGAGTTTATGTCTTCTTTTATTCTCGGATATTTTGACGGAGATGGATACATTTGGAACGGTAAGAGAAAGAAAATGATAGTTAAAGATTCTTCACGCAAAGAAGGATTTAGAGAAAGGATAGTATATAATGTAAAATTTACTTTTACTGGATGTGTATCCTTTATTGCTCCTCTACAAGAGTATTTGGTTAAGGTAGGTATAGTAAAGAGAAAAACTAAATTAAACTACTCCAAAGCAAAGAATACAAATAATTCTACTTGTGACAAAGTGTGTACTATGGAGTACTCCGGCAGAGGACAGATAAAGAATCTCTATGAGTATATGTATTCAAAAGCCCCTATTTGGTGCAATGAAAAGAAGTTAAAATTTGAAAAAATATTTTGTGCTTCAGATGAGAAATCACCTGTAGAAACTGTGTTAACTGAGGAAACGGCTGAGAGGCTAATCCTCAACCAAGCCTCTAATGTGGAGGAAGGCTCATCGACTATCCCTGAGATGGGAGTAGGACCAAGTGGTCCGAAATACACAGCCCCTAACGAGCAAAGTCGAGGGTGTGAGATAGTCAGTTCTCATATGAATAAAGAAGTATGAGCTATGGGTATGAGATACCCTATCGGTACTAGTCTAACGAACTAGTATAAACACCAAGGACGAATTACATAGTCCGGGTAAATATGTATTAGATTTATTTGAAGGGGTATACAATCAATTGTTAATTAAAATTGATAATAGAAAAGTATATTTAAATCATTATCCTTTTCTTTGTTATGCTGGAACATATAGAGGTAAAGATTATAATACAATACAATTATTTGGACATGTACATAGTAATAAAGAAAATACTCATGGTAAAGATAAAGATAGATTAAAATATTTATTTCCTACTCAATATGATGTAGGAGTAGATAATAATAATTATTATCCAGTATCTTGGAATCAAATATTAGAAATTATAAATAAATATGGCTAACGTTTGTAATAATACACTTAAAGTATATTCTGATAATGAAAAGAATTTAGATTATGTATGTAAATTCTTTGATAATCCAAATATCAATTCAATTAGAGAGTGGGTAGATAATAACGAAATAGAATTTTATTTTGATTCAAAATGGATATTTCCAGAAGAATTAATGAATAAATTATATGAAGGATTACCAGATAAAAGTGATATTGATATGACCTGTTTATCAGTAGAACAAATTAATTTATATTGTGAATTTCATACTTGTGATGAAGAAGGTTGGCATTCAATAAGGTAATTTATGAAAATAGTTTATAGTACTGGTTGCATTTCAGAAGGAATTACAATTGATAATAAAAATTATAATTCTTATTCTAAAGAGGAAATAAAAAAGATTCTTCATAAAATGTTAGATAAGGTAGATAATATCGCAGACTTACAAGAAATTATGAGTAATCTATGTGAGATAGTAGGTTATTGTAAAGATCTTGGGCAATGCGAACAATGCGGAGATTGGGTGTATGATTATACTGTAGAATTATGAAAAAAATATTATTATTAAGTTTACTTGGATTATGTAGTTGTGATATAGTACTTACAGAAGAACCTATAACTGTAAGATATTATCCACAACCATATTATTATATTCCAGCTAAACCAATTCATCATCCTCCTAGGGTTTATCCATTAGATCCTCCAGGAAGATATTATCATTCTAAACCTCATAGACGATGATTGATATTAATAAACTTATTAGGGAAGCAATGAAATCTAATGATAGAGATGCATTGCGAACTTATCAAAACTTAAAAGCAGAAATACAATTAGTAAAAACTGCTAAAAATGCTAAAGAATATACAGAAGCTGTTGAGATACAACTGTTGAGTAAAATGTGTAAAAAATTAGAAGATGCAATTATAAGCTTCTCAGACGCTGGTAGAGACGATTTAGTTTCTTCTTATACAATTGAATTACATATACTACAAAAGTTGCTTCCTAAGCCTGTATCAGAGTCAGAGATATGTTCTGCTATTATATTATGGTGTGCTAAAAATGGGTATTGTGATGGTGTTACTGCTGATTGTTCAATCCCAAAAAAGGAAATGGGAATAACTATAAAAGCCATTAAAGATAAATATCCTAATGCCGATGGTAAATTAATTGCTAAAATTGTAAAATCTTATGTTGTATAAATTTATATCTGAGGAACCTTTTTATTATTATGGTTCAAAGTTTGCTGAAAAGGGGAATATTTTAGAAACAAAAGGTAGAGATACAATTATTAATTTAGATACAGGTTGTAAAATAGAAGGACTCGATGAAGTCATTGGACAACTTGTAGACAGTTGTGAATTTTATCCAGAAGATATACATTCAATAGTAAGTAAATCGGGTGAAACTACAGCTACAATAGACAATGTTAATCATCCTAAACATTACACATGGTTAAAAGATAAGTGTGGAATTGAGGTAATTGATATAGTAAGACACATGAACTTCAATTTAGGACAAATATTAAAATATATTCTAAGATTAGGGCATAAAAATGATAATAACTTTAGTAACTATGAGAAGATATTATCTGATTTGCATAAAGCTGAATATTATTTAAAAATGGAAATTAATAGGGTAGATAAATTATGCAAGAACAATGGAAATCATTGAGTAAATACAAGGGTTTAATAGAAGTTAGTACTCTTGGTAGAGTTAGAAGATTACATAGAAAATCAGATATATTGAAACCTAAACTGGATAAAAGAGGATACTTATGTGTTCATATACGAATATCTAAATTGGGGATAAATAAAATGGTTAAAATACATAGGTTAGTAGCCGAAGCTTTTATACCTAATCCAAATAATTTACCTATTGTAAATCATAAAAATGAAATAAAAACAGATAATAGAGTAGGAAATCTTGAATGGTGTACCCATAAATATAATGTAAATTATGGAACAGGATTAAAAAGAAGAGCTTATAATTCTAGAAATCAAGTACACAAAAGTTGTCCTATATTACAATATTCATTAAATGGAGAGTTTATACAAGAGTTTCCTTCATTTAAGGAAGTACAAAGGTATTTAGGTAAATCATATAGTAATGTTTGGAATGTATGCAATGGTAGGGGGATTAGTGCTTATGGATATAAATGGAGTTATAAATACATAGAAGGTAAAAAAATAGAAATTCCTAATTCCTATACTTGGTTTAAAAAGAATTATGGTTTAGATTTATCAATAATTTTACAAGACTTATCATTTGATATAGCTTGTGCCATTAAGTATATTCTTAGGTCAGGCCATAAGTCTGAGCAAGATGTACCTGATAAAGCTAAAGAAATAGAAGATCTTAAGAAAGCTATTTGGTATATTAATGATAGAATTAAAGAACTAGAACAGTGAAAGATATTATTATTAAAGGAAGATATAATACAGAACATTTATTAAAGTATATAGAAGATAATTTATATAGTTTAGAAAATTGTTTATATTTTAGAACTATATTAGATAATGATAATAATATTATTGCAGTAGATCCAGATAGCGGACCATTTATGCAAGTAGGTGATAATATATCTAACTTTATAGAAAATTCTACAGATAAAATTATAGAATCAATAGAATATAAAAATAAGAAAACTTTAATCAAATTAAAATAATTATGGACAATGGTTATCCTATGGGTGCTGAATTTGATCCAAATGCACCTTATAATCAAGAAGTAAACGAACCGAAAACAATTAATGTAGTTATTGATTTATGTATTAGTAAATCAGTACCTATTGAAGTTACTGATTATACTGTAGATGAAGATGGTAATCCTGATTTTTATTCTTGTGATTTATATGATGCAGTAAGTAATCAGATATATCTTCCTACGGAATTATCTGAAACAATTACCAAGTCTCTTGATTCAGTAAAAGATTTAAAAGAATTTAAGCACTATAATAAGAACGCTCTTATAGATGGATCAGATTGGGATATTGATGACTATACAATTACAGTAGAATGAAATTAATTAAATTTGGTGCGGATTGGTGTAATCCTTGTAAAATACAAAATTCAGAATTTGAAAAGAATCCTCCTAAAGTAGAACTACAAATAGTAGATGTTGATGAAGATACCGATAATCTAGCTTCTAAATATCATGTAAGAAATATTCCAGTTATTGTTCTATTAGATAATGATAAAGAAATACATCGTTGGACAGGATTTACTAAAACATATCAGATAAATGATTATATTGATAATTTAAAGAAACAATGAAATTAATAAATCAATCTGTAAAGCAACTTAATCAAGAACTTACTCTAGAAGGGGCTATGAAGGCGGCTGAATATGCTGGAAGAGTATGCTATAATTCCACAGATAAGATTACTGAAGATAGCTATAAAGGATTTATTAAAGGATTAGTAGCTAGAGGACACATGAGTCCTCTAGCTCATGGTATTATTTATTTTGATTTTCCTAAGGACTTTAATAATACTTATCTAACTATATTAAAGCATAATAATTTTAGTTATACTATTAGTTCTAAAACTAGGGTATTTGTAGCTACTAATCTACGAGTATTGTATGAAAATTTTAATCAGAAAGAAATAAATACAATGCTCCCATATATTACTAATGATGATAAGGGAATTAAATATAGTTCATTTGAAGTCATTACTTCTATAGGAGTAAGTAGAGAATTAAATAGGCATGCAGTTTCTTTAGTTATATGTGAACAATCTACTAGATTCTGTAATTTTAGTAAAGATAAATTTAATAGAGAGATTACTTTTATAAAACCAGAATGGTACTATAAGTGTAAGGATTATGTACAAAAAGAATTTGTTTCTACTTTAGGTCTTCTCGAAACTAATTATATGAACTGGTTAAACCTTGGATTAAAACCAGAACAAGCTAGAGCAATATTACCTTTAGAAACCGCAACAAGAGTTATATATACGGGTTTAAATATAGATTGGTTACATGTATTACTTCTTAGAAGTTCTAATATGGGGGCTAAAAATGTACACCCAGAATGTGCCGAGATAGCCAATTTGATTGCAAATAAATTTGATTTTAATATAAAAGACGTATGATAGTTCTTTGGTTTATTGCTGGAAGTATTCAGATTGCTCTTATTATAATGTTTATTAATATGACTCTTAATATTGGTAATATTAATCAAGTATTAATGAAAATATCTAAATCTGTATGTAAAGAAGAAAAAGCCGATATTGTAAAAGATAACAAAATACAATCTACGACAAATACTGTGAAAGAAGATAGTATACTACTGTGGCATTAATTATTAGTTATGGATAATAAAAAATTTAAAAATATAGTTTTTATCTGGTTATTAGTACTCACATTGTTTATAGTAGGAATGATAATGTGTTTTGGAGATATATATTCTAGATTTAAAGTATTAGATGAGGTATTTAAAACAATTCAAAACTCCTTAGCTTATTAATTATGAAAGAAAATCAAGTAAGTACATTGGAGAAAGTTTTATCTTTCTTATTTCCTATTATAGGTATTATTCTATATTTTATTAATAAAAATAATGTAAAAGATAGTTCAGAATATCTTAAGTGGTCAGGAATAGGATTTTTAATCGGTGTAATTTGTCAATTAATATTAATATCAGTTATAAGTTAATGAAGAAATTATTATTTATTTTAATAGCTTTAATTGGATTTAGTACTTCTATTTATGCAGGTACTTATGCCACTACTTTTAAAAGTAATTCAGTAGGAATTTGTTATTATATGGAATATGAGGATGCGTATGATTAATGGTGGGCAGTTGCTTGGAAGAATTCAGATACGGTTCTTATTGAAGGGACTGACTTGCTTTTTAATAAACAATACACTATTGAAATAGTATCACGTACTTATAAATCTTATATCCGCTCTATTGCAATTTGGGGTAAAAAACATCCGAATGCAACACATTTTCCCGATAGATATGTAGAAAAAATTATGTATTTCTGTAAATTAGTGAGTTGTAGAAAATTATCGAATCTTTCTAATGATTATTAATAATTATGATATATGAAACTATTGGTGTAATTATAATAGGTATTATAATTATTTATATTTTAGCTTGGTTATTCGGAGCAACTGAATGATTATACTATTAAGAACTTTGGTATGTATACTTATACTTTATGTATTTGTATACATACCTTTATTTATATTTTATTATGCAGACGACAAAATTTACACAGAACGATATAAACGAAGGAATAGAAAATCTTAAAGTAGGAATTTGTAATATAATTAATTCTTTAGCAAATAATAAAATATCTGAATTTACTTTAGAATTTCCATTTCCTACTACAGTAATGTATGAAATGATAATTAAATTTACTAATGGTGTTAAAGTAATTGATTATAATGCAGTAACAATTAAATTAAGAATACATAATTCTGTTAATATTTTAATTACTAAAGTTGGAAATAAGTATCATTTTGAATCTAATTTAATTAATCCTATTAAAGATAATCGAATAGTTAGTGATAAAACGTTTGCTACAAGATTAATTAGATTTCTAGAACAAGTTGAAGTTCAAGATATGATTAGTGAGGAAGAACAAAAATATCTACTTTCTGTAGCTAATAAATTAAGAAATTATCAATACTTAACTAGAACAGAAGAAGAAGATGTTTATTTTAAGAATATAAGATTTCCTAATAAAAATTAAGATATAATCTAATTTATATAATCTAATTCTTTCTACTCTGATATATTAATTTGTAAAATTGATATTTAATTAGTAAATTTATATTTTCGTACTGCGCATAATTAAGAAAGGACAAATATGAAAACATTTTTCAAAATGCTAACAATTTTAATTGTTGCGCTCATTTTTAGTAATGCACAAGCCCAGACCGCAAATCCTAGAGCTACTTATTATTATTGTGGTTCGCATGGAATGGGTTGGGGTGTAGCAGGAGGTGAACGACTAACTCCTCAAAAAGCAAAAGTCGTTAGATACATTGCAGTATCAAGAGATTTAGAAAGAAGAGGATTTAAATTAGGTATGTACGTAAAGGTTACAAGTAAATATTATCCGCACCTAAATGGTGTATGGAAGATAATGGACCGAATGTCTAGCAGAGTACATAATAGTATTGATTTTCTATTACAGAACAAAAGCGATAGAAAGAAAATGACAATGCCAAGACGAGTAGAAATTGAATTATTAACCAGTAGTACGAAATAAACATAATAAGGGGAAGAATGGCTATAGCAGCTATTCTTCCCCTTATTTTTTTACTATTGCGATTTAAAATATGCGTTTGCTGTATCTTTTATTGATCTAGTAAGACCTGTATTATTAAGCAACAAATATTTCCAAGATTTATCTCCAAACAATGATTGCCCTGTCTATTTAACTATCTAAACCGGAGCGGTATAATATGGAGGATTCATATTTTCTCCAAAGAACTATATTACATTAATTGGACCTTTAAACTAATCAAAAGACCTTGAAGAAGACTTATAAAGTATTTCTGTAAAAAAATTTTTTAACATAGGATTATCTTTTGCTGTCTTTTTAAATTCTGTATATTTCGGGCCTAATATTAACTAATAAAGTAAACCCAATAATAACGCAGACAATGCATCACTACTTAATTTATACATATTAGCTTTAACCATTGGATTTCCTTTTATATAAGCAAGTCCAGCCTTTAAACCATCTTCTTTACAAAGACTTATAATAGAACCAATAGAAGGAAATATACCCTATACAATAATAGGTATATCTTTATATACAGGACTACCAGTATCTTCTGTAGTTATATTACCAACTTCATCAAAAAATAGTTTATTACCTTTTTCATCTGTTTCCTATTCAGATGTTAACTATGATACTCCATTTTTCTAAGTTGACATAAAATAATTATTCACAATACCATTCATCCAAGTAGAGAATGAACCAAATAAAAAACCATATGCTCTATGCTCAGCCATAGCTTTTTTACTTGTATCATAAGAACCATATATATTATCGCCCAATGCTCTTATCGCATTAATTTCACGTTTAGAATATGGTTCTGGAAGATTATCGGTCATATTAATTGGCGCATCTAAATGGTCTTCATTATATTTTTTTACTTGAGAAAAATATAAAGCCCTAGCTTTTAAATATTCTTTAGAACCTTTAGCTCCATATTTAAATGCTTTAAATCTTTCATCCTTAGTCCAATCATATTTTAAATTACCGTTTTGATCTAAACTAAAAGCTTCCCATGAACCATCATGCATACATTTAGCTACAAATAAAGTCATACGATTTAAAAAGTCTGGACCTCTTAATGTACTATACATAAATGTTTCTCCATTAAGAATACCACTACGTCCAGTTTTTGCTCTTTCTGCAATACGCCCAATATCTGTATTTGAAATTCTATATTTTAAACAAAGTTTACTTAATAAATTCTAAGCCATTGGGTTTGCTGTAGAATATTTAAATACATATGCATATGCTTTTCTTACATTTTCTGGTTCTATATCAGTATTTAATTTTATAAACGAGCGCATAAAATTTTGTTCAGCACCTTCAAATGTATCACGTAATGAACCAATAATATTACCACCTAAAAGCATGTGTGTTACAATTCTTTTTATTGGAGAAATTACCCCGATTATTTTCTATTCTGTTTTAGACATAATAGAAGTATGAAATACATTTACTTTTAGATAATCTTGCATATATTTAATTTCTTTTTCTACTACTGATTTATTACCATTATAATTCCCTGTAAGGTATAATTGAAGCATTAAAGCTTTGGAACAAACTAATAATTTATTTAATTGAGTTGTTGAAATATGTTTAGCTAAGAAATCAATTAATAAATTTTCAACATTGGTTTCAAAAAATGGAGTACCATATTTTTCAATCCAACGTTTTCTTTCTTGTAATGCACTATTATAATTATTAGTACTTGTTACCATAGTAGTACTAAATGGATTTACTAAATGCATTCTATAAAAGTTTTCTGAATCTCTTGACATCATTTCTCTTTCTTCTTCAGTAATACCTTCAACAAATTCATCAAATGCAGTAGATGCGTCTCTAATTTTTCTTACAAAGTTTTTCATACCAGTTACTATGCCAGCAGCACTTGAGCGTTGTGTTCCTTTAGAAGCTCTTTCAAGTGGAACCCATAGATATTCTGGATGCCTTTTTATATACTCTTTGATTTTAGGATCTTCTGGAGATGTAAATATTGAATTTCCGTTTCTAGAAATACACTATATTTGATAAAGAACTTTCTTTAAAAGAGTTCTTTCTTCAGAATCCAAATCATTACTTTCGTCATATGGATTTTTAAACGACATGGCATCAGAATCAGGATCGTATAAATTACGATATACTGATGCCTAATTACCTATAATCATATTCTAAGCAGAAGTATAATTTTTATATTTATAAAAATCATCAAACATACCTCTAATCTTAGAATCATAATACTTTAAGAATTCTTCTGATACAGTATCATAAGTAATTAATAAATTATTTACTACTGTTCTAATATTTTCATCATCTACTGTTGCAGCAGTAAAGAAATTTAAGTTAATACTACTTAAACTGTTTTTATTTATAGCAGTTTCTCCTCTTAACGTAAGTAATGCATTTACTGACATTACATATAGTGTAGCCAAGTTTTTATTAAATTTACTACTTCCCTCTAATGCTCTAGCTACTTTTTCTGGGTCTCCAAAATCTGGGCGAATTGTTTGAATTTTAGTAATAATATCGGTTAATGCTTGAATCTAAGTTACTTTTGTTTTAGCGTCTTTTAAAGTTTCAAAACCATAACGTTCATATTCTTTAGTTAAACTTAAATTTGCACCATCAGTAACTTTATTATATTCATTGAATATTTCTTCAATTGGGTCTGTAAAAGTAGTATTTAAAAAATTATTATTAATTTTATTATCTGGATTTGCTTCATTAACTATAGAAAGAATTTTCTAGAAATAATTCTTATTAAATTCTCCAATATTAAAAGCTCTATACGCACCATTACCACAAGAACTAACCACTCCAAGTGTTCCTAATATAATATTATCTCCTAATTCTGGCAACATTTCATTAATAAGTTCCATAGTTCTTACAGCTTCAACATTACCATAATCAGATTCAAGATCATTATATTCTGTATCTTGCTTATAAAAGCCTAATATGTTATTTCTATTTCTTCTTATATTAGCGTGCTATTTAATATTAAAATTAGATAGAGTAATTACATCAATAACTCCGTCTTTACTTTTAAAAATTAAAATTCCAGCATCAATTAAATCATCAAGTAATTTCCAATTGTGATTAATTACTTCTTTACCATTTACTTCCTCTTTTGTATAATCTAATAAATATTTACTAAATATACTTTCTAACTATTGAGATATAGTAGCCAAACCTGTAACTTTTTCAAAAGAAAGAAAACCTTTTTCATAAGCATTTTTAACTGCATCTTTTATTTTCTAAACTGTATAACCTTTATTATCATCTAATTTATCAAGATGTTTTGTTATAAGTTCTTTAATTTCTTTATTCTTATTTTTATCAGTTTTTTCTTTAATGTCATACTATTTTCCATCAATAATTACTTCATACATATGATCAAGTTCATTGACTTTCTTAATTATAATTGGTTCTATACCAGTTGGATCTTCAGATGGGGCATATTTAATCCAAGATTCTGCAGTTTGACCCAATCCATCTTCACGGAGATTCATAGTTGGAAATATTAATTTACAATTATCAGTAGCTTTAACTATTACGTTTGAAGAAATAGTAATTGGAGTTGAATTATTTTCTATAAAATAAGATGCATTCTTTACATACTTATGCATAGCAAAACCAGAATCTGATTTACGTGTACTATAATTTATAGTACCATGAACTTTAGCTTTAAGTAGATTACCATTCTATCCATATTGAAGCTATACTGGAATTACGCTTAACTAAATATTTTTTGTATTAACTCCATTATATTCTAATATAGATTTTAAAAAAGCTAACTAATATTTAATACGTTCTTTTTTAACTTGAGGCCATTCATTTGGATTAGAAGCAGTAGTTTTTATAACATATAATCTGATTGTACCATCATCACCAATAGTTATCCAATCAAAGTGTCCATAAATATCTTCTCCACTTGATTTTATTTTAGCTTTTAAATTTACACCTCGTATAGTCTATTTTTCAGAATTTAATTCACCAGTTTCGGATATAAATGTTTTTCTTAATGCATCCTATACTACTGCTAAATTAGGAATTTTTTCTTCAGAAATTCCTTTATTTTTTAATGCACCCTATACTTTAGCTCCATCCTATTCAAATAATATTTTAGAACCAGCAATCATATGAACATATTTTGCATCCTTTTTAATTAATTCATTCTATTGCTTTTCTGTTTTTAAATGCTAATCTATCTATTCATCATTCCAGCCTTTAGCTGCTAATTCCTATTTTACCTTAGCATCATAATTTCCATCTTCATAAGTTGGAACTAGTAAATGATCATTAATATTAAATGCTGAAGAATTAATAAATAACTAAACATTTAAACCACCTTCTGGGGCAGGAGAAGGGTCATTTGGGTCAACGGATTCTACTAATTTAAGATCCTTAACATTATTCTATTTTATTTTATCTATCTAACTTTTTTGTCTATCTTTACTAAATACAATATCAGTAATATCTGAAGCAAGTTCTTTATCCCTTAAATAATTCATTAATTCAGTATAATTACCAAAGTTCTAAAAAACTTCACCATTTAATATAATTGCATAATTACAATAATTCATATTAACAATCCTCCCTTATTCCATTCTTCTAATCTTTATTATATTCACTAATCTATTGATTGATATAATTAGAAATACGTCTAGACTATTGTGTACTACCAAAATCTAAATCTTTTCTTGACATTAATTTAGCTACTTCTTTATTAAATTTATTAAATATGACAGTTAATTTAGAGCCATAAAAACTATTAATATTTTCTATTTTAGTATCAAAAATAGTTTCTGTAATGTTTTTTAATGTTTTATCATTAGTATCAAATACTTCTTTAGTTTCTAAATTAACATTACCACGTATATAATTACTAAACAAATTAGCAAAGACTTCTTCTCTAAGATCCATCTCAGAAATTCCTGGATAAGATTCTTTTATTTTTTTATACATACGTCTTCCTTCATTAGTATTAATTACTAAATTAAGAAGATTTTCATAGTTATTACCTAAGTCTGGATTTGATTTAATCATACCAAGAATTAAGTGTACATGTTCGTGTAATAAATCAGAAGGTCTTGCTATTGTACTATTAACATATACTTTACCATTATAAATAAAAGCTTTATCTATATTCGGATCAAATAAATTACCTCCTATTTCTTTATTTAAACTTTCAATTTCACTTGCATTAATTAATTCAACATCAACATTAAACTAAGATTTTAATACATCAGAAATAGTAGTCATCCAAGTAATCATTGGAGTAGATTTTTTTTTAGTCTATTCCTTTACACTATCGTCTGGAACTGGAATAACTTGATAAACAATATTTTTATTATATTTATATTTTTCATCAAATTCTCTACTTTCAATATAATACTTTTTAGTTTTAGCTTTATCTATTTTATTAGCAATAGTATCCATACTTTTACCATTTCTATTTGAAGTACCTAATTCTTCATTCATTTTATAAATAAATAAAGCTACTTTTTCTGGAGTATTAATCTTCTATAGAATATTTTCTCTATACTTTTTTTGAATACCTACTTCTTTTATATATTCTCTAAATGTCTACATATTAAAGTTTGGATTAGTAACAAACTAATCTTCACCACCTCTAATATCTGTTTTTACATCAACAGGAATATCTATAGATTCTATAATTTGTCCAGGTTGATAAGAAGTTTTACTGATTATTTTTTCGTTAACAAAACTTTGATATACTTTTTTACCATCTATAATTTCAACAGGTCTATATTTAAATTCTATTGCTGAATTACTGATAATAGGTTGTGCTTCTATTCTTTCGGCAATAGCATTATGAGCATCTTCTAATGAATCATATCTTGTTCCAAAAGCCGATGAAAGTAATGTACCTCTTGAGATATAAAATTTATCATTATCTTTATAAACATTATATCCAAGATACTTGCTTACTTTTAATGTATTAATAGTATCCTAAGTAATACCATATTTAGTTTCAATAGGTATTGCCTTAGATTTTAATATAATTCCATTTTCTGTTTCTTTTAAATAACCATATCCAAAATCTGGAACTAATAAACGTTCTAAATAATCTTTACTTTTACCAGATTCTTGCAATTGTCTATAGCCTCTAATGTTTGCATCTTCTAATTCTTTTGGATGTTTTAATTTTAAAGCTTGATATAAATCATTATAAGTAATAAGAATTTTAAAATCACCTAATGTTCTTTTTCTATAATTTAATTCTGTAGAAAATGGATCATCAAATTCTTTAATCTAATTCCAATTTCTTAAATTTCTTACAAATTTTTCTAATATCTAAATGTTAGATACACCATCAGTAGAAGTGTTTCTATAATTCTTTTTATTCTAAAGATAATCAATAATCAAATCTTCAAAATTATCAAAGCCTTTATTCTTTCTAATTTTATTTAAAGGTTTATAATATTCAGAAGATTTATCAATATTTAAACCATAATCTCGGATTTCTTTTCTAATTTTTAAAAATCTTGCTAAACTTTGTAAATCGTATTTATTGTTTTTAAGAATAAATAATTCTTCTCCGTTGTTTTGAACAATTCTCTATTGAATTGTTTTACCTTCTAATTTAAGTTCATCTACTAAAAATATATTAACATTTTCTTCTGGAAAATCAATATCACTATATTGTGACATACCTCTAAGTTCAGCTAATGAATAATTTCCTTGTAAACCATCAAGTCCAACTTTTTCTATATTGGATACTGTAATAGTTCTTTTTTTAATTTCTGATTTTTTTTCTTTTAATAAAGGAATTAATTGTTTGTAAACAAGGTCTTTATTATTTACTAAAGCTGAATATAAATCCGCTTCTTCAATATTGGTAGAGGGCGCTGAACTCTCATAATTCAGCACCACTTTCTTACCATTAATTAATATTATAATGTTACAATCCATTACTTACATATTTTATTTATTTGTGTAATAGTTCCCTCTTTTAAGAACTACTTAAAATAAGATATGATTTTTTCAATATCTTCTTCTGAAGCATTTGTTTCTAAACTTTGTTTTATAGTATTAATTATATTTTCAAAGTAATCAGAATACTTGCTTCCTAATACAAAATATCTTCTTATATTATTTACTCTTTCAAATAAATCATTTTCAGATTCACCTGGTTCTTGTATAATAAATGATTCATCATTCTTACCTTTCATTACAATAACAGGAATAGAATTAGATTCCAGTTTAATAATACAAGGATCTTGATTACCAGAAGTACTTCGTACAATTCTTGCTGAATCTATTAAAACGTCTTGATAATTAAAGTAAAGAGGAATTTGATTTGATTCTAATTTTACATCTTTAGTTCCTTCTAATATTGGCACTCCATACCAATCTAAATTAGCTTCATAATCAAAGAAATTACGAAGCATAGGGATATCTCTTAAATAAGAATTAAATAAACTAGTAATTCTATTCTTGCCATATTGGTTTCTATTTATAATAATATTATAAAGAACAAAAGCATCAGCTAATGTCATATTGTCAGTTATATAAATCTTATTTAAATCTCCAATTCCTTTTTTATAATTCTAGAATTTTTTCTAAGATTCAGAACTATCTTCAATTGTCTACATATTTAAAGATACTTTATAGAATGGAATGTCTTTTTCTATTGCTTTAATTAAAGCAGCAATAAATGGATTCTATGATAACCCTTTTACTTGTTCAGTAATAATATTTCCATCTTTATCTACTTTAGTAACTTTACCCTATTTTAATTCGGGAATAATCTTATTTTCAAATATATATTTGAAAGAACCAATATTTGCTTTAGAATTTAAATTTAGTAAACCATCTTTTTCAAATGTATTTACTCTACCATTAATATCCAAATATTTAGTTCCTTTAGAAACAGGGAAAGAAATATTTTTACTTAAGATAAAATTATTGCAAATAATTTTATCAATAGATGTTAACACCCTAGCTTGGTATTGTTCTGGAATATAACTAAACTACTAAGACATTTCTGAATATACTACATCGAATGCTTTTGATTTAAATGAAATATTATCATCTACTTCAAGTACGGTAGAAAATAATTTTCTAATTGCATCAAACTAAGGTATCTTAGTAAATGCATCAAATACATTTACACACTTCTTTACTAGGTCGTATTCTCTAGCAATTTTTTCTCTGTAGTCTTCATCTATAGTCCAACGTTTAACATCTAAATCTTTAATATTATTAATAGCTTCTAATTCTGAAGTTGTTTTACTTGAATCTTTTAAAGCATTCTTTTTAGCAGTAGCTAATATATTCTTCAACTGTATTACTTTTGCTTGTAAGTCAACTTTATTAGTAGGTATTCCCTAATTAAATCCATAAAGTCTACCAAGATTACTAAATTCATTAGCTGCTTGTAACACATTTAAGAATTCATTACAATCTGCTTGTAATTCTGCTTTATCCATAGTAGTTAAACCTAATCTTTCTTTTAATGCCTATGTTTGAAAATTATACAATGAAATAGGTTTTCCATCTTCATCATATAATTTAGTTTCACTTCTTGCTTGTTTAACTGCATTTTCTAATGTAATTTGTTCCTAACCAGAATATATATTTTCTTCTGTTAATTCGTAAACGAATCTAGCAACAGGAGATGTCATAAATGATACAATATCGTTAATATTATATCCCATTGTAATTAAGAATAAATACATTTTAGCAAGCTTAGATCCACAATTAATCTAACCTAATATAAGCTCTTTTGCATTCAATTTTATTATTCTCATACTTTCATATAAGTTTAGACTATATCTTAATTCAATATATTTTGAATTCTCAGCACTTCGGATTTTTAAATCCTATTTTATTAAAATAGTCGTTGCACCATTGTATGGCTCAGAGATTACCCCAACCTTAAATCTTATTACTATAGTAAGGTAATTACTCTTACAAGTAATTTAAGTTTTTAACAGGGCTTTTCCTGAATTCACTGAGTATTTTATCCAACTGACTCTGCTTTATATATTTATTTTGGATCAGTTGCTGCAGAAAGCACCTAACTTATCATTAAGTCAACCTATAGGTTTCCTGTACTTCGTTTAGAGAAACTTTCAGCTATTTTTGGATCTACTCCTTCAAAATTCATCTAAGGTAATCCATTAAGTGTTAATGTTTTTGGATTATTCTTTGCTCTACCAGCAATTCTCTAAGTAGTAAAAGCAAATGTAGCATGTTCTATATTCTAAGTTCTTATAGCATCGTTTAAATAGTAATGCCAAAGGAATGATGCCTTTTCTGCATTAGCTGCAATACCAATCACATTCTTACCAACCATGTTAATATACTACATTGTAAATTTAGTAATTGGATCTAATAAAGTAAGTTTAGAATTTTCTTCAGCTCCATTACCATATTTATTAGAAGCATTTCTAATTACATCCATATCAATTGGAGAATATGCAGTAATCATATTTCTTAAACTTTGAATAGTATTCTAAATATGAGAAGAAATAAAATTCTTACTTATTTCCTATGAAAGTTTTGCAGGAATTTCTGTCTATTCGTGAGTTATTAAATTCTATAATACTTTATTTCCATACTTATTATGATATGAAACATTTATATTATTTTTACCACCATGCTCATAAGGTTTAACTTTATACAATTTGTTTAAAAGATTAGCATAAAGTTCTATTCTTTTTGCTTTTAATTTATTATTTTCTGGATCTTTCTTTATTAGATTATCGACCTTTTCTATATTATTTACGTCAATATTAATATCTACAATATTATTTAATGATTCTAATAAAGTTGGATCAGTATTACTGCTAGTTAAACTAGCTCTAAGTTTAGCTTCATTACTAATAAAATTATATACTAAATGCTTTGGTTGAGGTAATTTTTCAGAAGCTTCTAATGTTTCAATAGAAGAAATATCAAATAAATTACTCCAACCTATATAACGCCCATTATCATCAAAACTTAAACCCATGATATATGCTTTATCAATATCCGATTTATCTCATGTCTTTCAACACAAGTCCGACTATATCATCATTATATTAAAATATAATGTCTCGCACTTCGGAACCTGACTCCTGCAATTTTATAAATTCTTCCTTAGTTAAATCCTTTCTTATTTTATATAGAAAAGATGGAACTTGCTCTATATATGGTTTTACTATTTTAATAAACTTTTCGCAATCTAGTTCAGAACTAGACGCTATAGAATAAGTACCTTTTCCTTCTTTAAAAGGTCTGAAGTGTATACCCCATACTTCATCAAAGTAACTTATTATTGTTTTAATAGTGGTTTCATCAACACATGTAGCTATCTTAATAGTGTGTTGAATAGAGCTTCTTTGCTTTGATGTGTTAACATTAATACATCCATCGTCCATATACCAGATGGCTAAACCTAGAGGATTTAACCATTCTAATAGTTTTCTAGTAATAGTTTTCTTTGGAACGTAAACAGACCTACGCAGTGCTTTTATAGTTGGGATAAGAGACATCTGTGAGTACAACACTTCTTTTCCAGTATTATATCCGCACTTGGATATATATTCTTTTACCCCATTATTCTTAATTCCATAAGTGTTTAATAAGTTAACTTTCCACTCTAAATACTCTCTCTGCAGGGTAGAATGAGATAGTTTAAACACATAATTACTAGATATAGTTCCATCTCCTATTAGAAGAGCTATTAATAGACTCTTCTGTTCCTTACTAAGTCGAATAAATTTTCTTTTTGTCATACCTCGTTTAATAAAGTTAGTTTATTTAAACGAAGGTTCCTACTCCCTCTCGGGATAGTCTGTGAACCTTCATCCTTATAAATATACAAGAAATTTTGTCAATTAACAAGTCCTTCCTGTAAATATTTATCTAGGACGCTTGGCTGCGGATTGTCCAATCCTACATGCTTTTTACTATGTCAGCAATAGTTAGTTGCTGCCTTTAGATGTATTCCTACTCTAAATTAGTACATATAGGCTCTAAGAAGTTCCCCGCAATTTACGAGATTTAAAGACTACAACTCTGTTTATAGTCTGAACCCTGTAACCATGTCTACCATGCAGTTACAAAACATTGTCCAGTTTTTACTCCAGTATAACCTACAGTTTTCATTTTCATAAACGATTGTAGTGTTTGTGCTGGAATACGAGAAGCTGTAACGTATAATGATTTAAGAAATGATGTATATAAATTAGTCTATAATGAATCTTGATAATTATTTAATGCATCTTCTAACCCTTTAATATTAAATTTATCTTTTTCTATTTTAGCTTTTTTAAATAAAGGAATTACATTGTTTATATAATCATATAAATTTTTATCATACTTTATATTATTAGCAAAAGAAGTAAGTGCTTTCTAAACAGATTTACCAGATTGTAAAGTCATTTTTCTATTAAACTAAACTCCGCTATAAATATCAGCTTTATATATTTTAGATAATATTGTCCCAATAGCCTTATCAATTTCTTGCTCGAATCGCTAATTCTAAGTTAATACTTTTACTTTTTCTTCTCCCTTGTCATAATAAGTTTGAGTTAAATCTTCTTGAGTAAAATTTCTTTTTTCTAAAACTCTTCTAAGATTTGTTCTATTTATATTATAAAGATTATATCCTATTTGTGTATCTCCATTCTATGTTTCTGTAACTTTATGTTTAGAAATAAATTCAATATATTCTAACACTCGTCCATCATCTACTCTGAAGTTCTTTTGATTTTTAACTGGAACTCCATTCTACATAAATTTATTAGTTTCTTTATTATAAGTTACATCGTTGTTTACTATTTCTCTACCTATTTCAAATAAAGGAATATTATCATTCGTAACGAAATATACTCTATTTACAATTTCTGGAGAATCAGGAGATATATCATTATACTATGTTTTATATTTACGTTTACTTATATTACTCCACTCTCTATAAAAAGATTCACAATTTTCATTATTTTTCTATAATGGTTTTAATGTAATATACAAATGCTCTCCGTTTCTTTTAGTAAACGTAATATCATAATTTTCTGAATCTAAAGTAGATTTTGGAATCTAGAAATAATCCTTTCCTTCTTTCATAATATCTACTAATGAATCTCCCTCAGATATACCAAATTTAGATGTATATAAGTTAGACATTATAATTTCAGCAGAATCATTTTTTAAATTATGAACTTTATATTTTTCTTTATTTTCAGCTGTAAATATCCCTTCTTCAACTTCTTTAAAGGCTTGGTCAATATCATATTTTGCACGAATTTCTTTTATTCTTGCTTCTAGTGTATCATCATCTAAATTCTATTTAGATAATTGATGTATTTCTTTAATTTGACCTTTAACTCTCCAGTGATTAAATATATTTGTATGATGAGTTACTTTATTTTCATCAACATAATCCCATTCTATTCTTACAGGAGCTAGATTCCTAGGAACTGTTATATCTTTCTAAAAAGAGATTTGAATATCATTATTATATACTGGAATTTTTATTCTTCTATTAGTAGCCTTGTTTATAACATCCCTCTTTTCTACTTCTGTAAATCCGAGTTTTGCAAATCTTCCTATACCATGAATACCACCTTTAGTTAGTTCTCCATAAGTTGATAATTTATGATTTTCAGGGATTATTAAAGCACAAGCTTTAAATAGTTTTTCTTTCTATTCTGGGGTAAAAATATTTTCTCCACCTTTTGGCTTAAAATGAATAGCCCAACTATCTACTTCTTTATTTGTAAAAGGATCAATATCATGAACTAATTCAAAATAACTATCTGGATCTCCTAAAGAAACACGATATGTATTATTAACTTTAGTTTCATCACCTTTCCAAGGTTTCTTAACTTCGGTTACTGTTACTCCAAATAACTTTTTTGCTAAATAAATTCTTGGATTTTCGGTAAAGTTATAATAATCATCAACCCCATTTAAAGAAATATGTAGATTTGTTTCCTAACCTAATATATTTATTTTACATAGTATATTATCAGTGGGAATAAATACATCTGGACTTTTATATGATTTTTGTTTCTACTGTAAAGAATTTAAATGTTGTTTTACAATATCTCTATTAGCTTTAGTAATGTCTAATTCTTTAGAAGAAAATCCTTCTTCTTGAGCTTCCTTTAATACATCCTCAAACTAATAAGTTTTATATCCGTTTTCAGAAGGTATATCATAGATCATAGACATATCATAAGAAGGAACCATTACTGTACCTAAACCAGGGTATTGTCTCTTAATAGATTTTTTGTTTATATTAGAAACAAACTAACTAAGAATATTACTATAAATATTTGGATCACTAAATGGAATCTTTATTTTATCTTCTTCGTGATTAATGTTTAGATTAAAATCATCTTTTAAAGACTTAACTATTGATTCAGCTAATCCTATATTATTCTTACCAGATTTAATATTATTTATAATAATTCTACCAACGGCTTCATATAAATCAGAAATATTATTATTTTTTCTAAATTCTTCAATTGCATTTAATTCAATATCAGATAAATCTAATGCAATCTAACCAAGTTGTTCATAAATTTGTTTAACGTAATCGTGATAAAAGCCATTAGCATCAAGAGAACTAATAACCTAACTAAACTCAGTCATTTTAGCTTCATCAGCAGTATGATCTGAATCCTACTGAATACCATACATATTAGATTTTACTTTAACAAAACTAAATTCTTCATCATCATACCAAGTATTTCTTTTATTAATATTTCCTGCTCCTTCCTTAACAGCACTATCATTTACTAATTTATGAATCATTGCTTGTTTTAATGGCTATTGATATTTACCAGATTCTGTTTTATTTGCAACAGCGTTTACATATTTAGTTACTGCCATTAATGAATTCTCAGAATATACAAACGTGTTCCCATCAAATGATTGAGACCAGATTCCACCTAATGATGAATGTAATTCAAATAATGAATCAATAGTATGTAAATTCTATTTCTGTTTCTAATTTGGATTTAATATTTTATCACTATATATATGATCACCATTCTCATTAAAGTAATGATATACTTTTACTTCATCTCCAACATCATTACCAAATATATCAACTTCTACTTCTACTGTATAATAGTCATTATTTTTAGCTCTACCAAAATCTCGAATTTCATAAGTACTATCACCTTTTTTATAGTATAATTTATTATTAGGTTTTATATCCTATTCAAGAATATCGGTTTGAAAATCTATTTGATGATCGCTTTTATATTCACAACCGTTAATTAAATCAACTTTTCCAAATCTCCAATTACCATTAGAATCATGCCATCTTTTATGATGCATCTTTTTAAATACATTATAAAGATCCACGCCATGTCCGTCTTCATTTAAATTATTACCAATGGATTCACGCATCCATTTGTTGGTTATTGCAGCAGTTGCATATTTAAATAAAGTAGATGTTCCATATCTACTATTAAAATCATGAAGAATTGGTTTCTTAATTGTGCCAACCTCATTGCAACCTAATGACATATTTTCTAGATTAGACATAATAGGACTTTCAAGAGCAGAACCGTCGTGTGCTTCTATAGACTTCTAATCTCCAGAAAAATTAAATACAGGTGCTTTAATATCTTCTATATATGTAACGTTTATACTTTCTGGAATACCTTGTAAACTTGGTTCAATTTTAGTCATAGTACCAGACATAATTACATTACGTTTAAACTATGCATTTTCACCAAGATTTTCCATTAAATATATCTAATTATCATATACAGATTTTATAGAATTTAGTACTTTCTAATAATCATCATCAATACTATAATTTTGATTTAATTTAATTTGTTTACTTAAATCATAAAAACTAAGATTATTAGTATCTCCAAAAATCTACGACAATGTTTTACTAATAAACTCTTCAGATAATCCCTATTTTTTAGCAGTTTTTACAATCTAATTTCTAAGATTTAATTTAGATAAAGCTTTTATTCTATGATTTATCTCAGAACCAGTAGTCTAAAATCTTAAATTATTTCCAATAACGTTATCAATATAAAAAAATCCATTTAATGCTGGATTGAGTTCTATATCATCATCTAGATTTATGTTTTGATATAATATATTTTCTTTATGCAATTTTCCATCTTCTCCAATAATTGTTCGTTTTGCAAGAACCATATAAGTATTAGTACCTACAGATTCAGTCCATTCATCTGTACTTGCTCCAAATTTTTTAATTACACTATAGATAGAATCATTCATTGGGAAAGCTACTCTTTGCTAAATTAAAGTACGTAAGAATTTTTTCTTTTCGTAATTTAATCTTTCATTAAGAGTTATTTCATCGGCATATAATTCTTTTGAGAAATGATAGAGTAATTCATTAATAGTTAATTTACCTCCAGATATCTTTCTATAATGTAAATCACTATATAAAACTAAATCATCATTAAACTATTTATTATGGTCTTTTACTAATTTAAGTAATTCGTCTTCAGTAATAGTTTGTAATTTTTCAGCAACATCTTCTATTGTTTTAACTTCAGGTAATATTTTTTTGTAATCTTCAACTATATTATTTAAAACCTACTTATAATAAGCTCCAATAGTATCCATCATCTATTTAGTCATAAAATTATTAAAATTATTACTACTATAAATTGAATCAGGAAATATATCACTAAGTCTTATTTTATTCATTATAAACTTAGTTTTGTCTGACTAGGTTGTACTCTATGTATAAATAAATCCTTGATTAATTGGAATAAAGAATTTACTCATAATAGCATCTTGATATAATTCTGCTTTAGTGAAATTCTTAACTTGTTTAATTTTAAAATCACTGGTTTTTATTTCTGAATTTATAGTTACCTATTCTATAGTTGTTGGATACTTTGAAAATAATAATCTACCTGTAGCTTGATTATTAGATTCTTTTATTTGCCTACTTATTTCGGCACTTAAAAACGTAGGACTATAATTAGGAATATGATTAAAAGAAAAATCACTAATTACAGCTTTAGATGTATCTCTTTCAAGTAATGCTCTTGTTTTGGCTAACTATTTAATCCATATTTCATTACCCTAAATTACATATAACTAATCTCCATTATAATAAGTTTTAAAATATTCTCTTTTATTCGTTTCTGCATCTTTAGCAAATGTGTCAGTTACAAATTTAACAAGATTAAAACTATTATATTCTTTATTTTCTACAGCCTTTCTAAAATCTTTATAAATGTTTAAAGATTTTAAGTTACGTGCTGCAGCTAAAAATATATTTTTATAAAAGCTAGTATTATATTTTTGAGAAATTAAAAATTCGTTTAAACCTTGAATATTTTTACTAAATTGTGTTTGAAACATATTATCTATGAATACTAATGTATCCATAAATTTCTATTCTTCAGAAGATAAATTTTCTTGAGCTATTAAAGCTACACGGTTATCTAATGTATTATTTGGAACATGTGGTAAATTAATTTTAAAATCGTCTTGATTCATACTTTTAGAAAGTATGTTTTTACCATTTTTTTCAATAATAATAAAAATACTATTTCCGTTAATATTTATTTGATAATCTTTATTATTACTTCCTATTTTTGATGGATAAACATCTATAATAGATGTATCCATTGTATATATATTTTCATTAACTGACTAAATTACTTCAAACTTTCTACTATCAATTGAATATTTTTCTTTAACTTTAGTATCATAATTTTTAGATTCTGGATTATATGCAGTCTAAAGATAATTTAAAGATGTATTAGAATTAATAACCCCTTTTAAAGTTTGAATTAAATTATATCTTGATTTAAATCCTTTTTCTTTAAGATAATTCTATTCTATTTTATTCCAAGATTTTTTATTATCTGGATCAAATACAATTCTATAAACAGAATAAAGTACATTAATATCATTACCATCAAATTCCAATGTACTCATTTCTCGTATTACGCTTAATCCTCCACTTTTAAAAAACTTTTTAAAAATTGTCTAAATAGAATTATCAAAGTCAGAATTTAAATTTATAATTGCATTTCGTAAATCAACATCTGAAATTTGATTTGCTAACGATTTTAATTTAGTAAAAGTACCAACAAAATCTTTTACACTAAGTTTACCAAATTCTTCATGCTTTCCAAAATAATCATATAAAGGAATTCGTTCTATTAAAAACTAAGAAAATTTAGACATTGTTTTTACAGCATCTGGATTTTCATCACCCCACGTTTTAATAGCATTACTATTGCCTATAGATAATGAATATTTATATTCATAGTTAGAAAACCCAAAATCATCTTCAACTTGTATAATTGGATTTACCTAATTTTTAATATCAATAAATTTATCTAATGAAGTTTTAAGAATAGTATCAAAATAGTCTAAATTTACAAAAGCACTAACCGCTCTATATAAATCTCTTTCCTTTGATGTAACTCCATCTAATTCTGAATTCCATCCTTTTTCAATATTGTTTAAAAAAGTACCATCATGCTTTAGTTTAGCAATAATGTTATACATTGCTGTAAATACATTATAATAACCTGTGGATTTTCTTTTAAGTTCATCATTTACTTCTGATTCTATATATAATATTTTAGGAAATAATTTATCATTTATACGTTCATCAGAAAAATAATTTTCAATTAAGAAATTTCTTACTATTTGATATTGCTTTTCTTGATAATCAATTATATTAGAATTGAATGTATAATCATTATCAATTATCTCTCCTGTTTCTGGATTTATAATAGATAATGTCATCATTTCATCTTGAAATTTAGTTTGGCGTAAATAATCTATTGCTGGATTAGTTGTACCAAATACGTCAGATATCATATCTTTATATCTTATTTTCTAAACTTCTTCTTCACTTATAAGGTCAGTTCCTTTTATAACTGCAGAAATAGATTTTTCTAAATCAGAAGGAGGTGTATTCTCTAACAGTTTAGATTTTACTTTATCTAAAATTTTTTCTTTATCGTCATCTTCTATATTATTATTCTTTTCTAATCTTTCTTCAATCTAACTTATTAATTCATTTACATTCTTTAAATACTAATCTTGATTTAAAGAATTATCTAGACTAGTACTGAAGTCTTTTGACTCCAGTACTTTCTAGATTTCTTCTGAAACGAAGTTAGGAACATCCTGTACATTTTCTTCAGGCTTTATATCTTGGATGAAATATAAAGATCCAGAATCTTCGTTTTTTGAATAATTACTTTTCTTACATTTTTTTGCCATTGAATATTATTATTTTAAGAAACAACTATCACTAGAATTATTAAATTCATCTAATTGTTCATATAATGATTTTAGATAGTTTTCTTTACTTTCGTCCGAATCATCTATCTTACTTTCCAATTTAGTTTGTATTGCTTTTATTATAGCTTTAGCACTATTTTTAGATAAAGCCTAATTTGGATTTCTTACTAAATTATTAATTCGTTTATCATTTAATTCGGATAAAACTTCTTTAATTATTGGAGTATTAGCAAAATCTCCAATTGTTTTAATTTCATTAATTGGTTTTGATTCTTCTTCTATATTAGATATTTTAGTTTCTTGAGCTTTTTGTTCTTGAGTAGGATTAAGAATTTTTGCGGTATATTGTTTACTTTTTACAAAATTTGTATTCTCTCCATCAATTAATTTTATGGAAAGATTACCAGAATTTTGATATTGAAGATTATATACATTTCCATTATCGAAAGTAATTTGTAAACCTTTACCTGTTTTCTTAATTTTACTTATATTTTGTTCTCCATAACCATCAAATAAATTTTTTAATGTATAAATAAATCCATTATCGTCTATTTTTATAGGAGTTCTATCTATGTCTTCTATAGATTTTATCTTCTATAACATTTTAAATTTATTTTTATTAAAACGATTCTATAATGATTTAATATATTCTTCTTTAGAACTACTATCTTCAAGTCCTTCAGTAAAAGCTTCTCCAAGTTTTTCTGTCATTTCGTTATGAAGTTTTATAACTTCGTCTATTTGATTTAATGCTGGTTTTGAAGATTTAGTTTCTTTTTTAACCTTTTTTTTAGCTGTCTCTGGATTAAATTCATTTATATTTATTTTAAAATAACTTCCAGATGCAACCATATCAGTTTTAAAGAAATTAGATTTAGTAGCTGAATAATCAGAAATATTATCATCTGATTTATTCTTTCTTTCAATTAATACAGGATCTGAGAATATACCGTATTTAAATTCTGCAAAAGATGCTCTAATAAATGGTTGTTCAAAATCATTTTCTTTTTCAATAGATACTACACCATGAAACATTAAATTAAATAAATCTTCAATTACTGTTCCAATGTTTTCATCGTTTGGTGCACCATCTTGATCAATTTGCTTTAGTATGTCTTCATATTCAATTCTAAATGATTCATCATTACCATTTGTATCACTCTTATAATTTATTACATAAGGTGTAGTTTCTTTATCTGGATTATTATCTTTATTTAAAAATACATTTAATCCTAATTCATAATTAGAACCAATATTAAGATAATGCGCAGCTTTTATTAAAAGAATAGGCATTGCTTCTAACTTAGATAATTTATCTACAGTTATTTGTCCAGAGTCTTCTTTAGTTCCGTCTGTAAAATCAATTTCAATTCTACCTGTCTCTTTTAATTTATCAACCCAAGTATTTTTAGTTCCAGAATCTTCATATGTAGTTAAATCTTTTAATTTAGTAGTAACATATACTTTTTTATTATCTGATATAGGACTAATTAATTTATCTATTAATACATCAAATAATTTATCAATGGCTTTATATTGTGTATTTGCTATTTCTGGATCAATATAAATTCCAACTACATTACTTGTATCTTTATAGAATTTTTCATCAGTCTTAGTTAATTTACGAAGATATGCACCATGCTTCTAAGCATATCCAAGTCTAAATTCCCGAACATATGAAGTAACTGTATCACTATCATTAAAGTTCCAAATTAACTATAACTAATCTTTTACATTCTGCGATATATTCTAATTATTTTGAACCCAATTTCTATAGTTAGATTCAGAAAGTTCTTTAGAATCACTTCTTGCTTCTTCAAAGTATATTCTATCTTGTTTACAAATGTCTCTAACCTAATCATCAGTTAGGTTATTATCCTACTTAAATTGATTATATCTTTCTAAGAAACGACCTAATCCAGCACGATAATTCCACATTGCAATATAAGAACGAATTGCAAATGGTTTTAATTCCATTGGAGTAGTAAGTTTAGCCCCATTCTTTATAATAGTATAAATCTATTTCCATTGTTTCTAATATAAAGAAGCAAACGAAACTCCAACATTGTTAAGACATACCATTCTTACATCTTTTCTACCTGTTTGTGTTTGAGACATATAAATCTTTTTCAACTAACTAGGAGGTAGTAATAAATTACTTGTCACAAACATTACAGGCTTACCTCTCATTGAAGGTTTAATTCCTGGAATTTCTTCTGGTTTTAAAAGAATTTCTGGCTATGATGTAATCTATATAGGAGATACTTTTTCATACGGTGAATATTTTCCATCTGGTGAAAGTAATCTATAGCTAGAATTCATATGCCTTAAATAAGTATATGATGTAAACTTAGGTGGATTAATCTAAAACTCATATTCACCTTTAGCACACCAAGAATCAACTCTATTTTTATACTCATTTATTATATCATCATAGTTATCTATAATTGACTATAATTCTGGTTTATTTTCTTTCTTTAATGCTTCTTTAATTTTAAGACTATTTATTTGCCAAGTATCTGGACTATTTAATGCTCCTAAACTTAAAGAATAAGTAACTCCATCATTACCTTTAATTTTAACAATTATTTTAATTATTTTACCATTATAGCCACGTTTTTCATTTTCAACGCCAGTAGATTTAGTTGCACCAATATATCTATTACTATCATTAATATCTTCAACTCTAATAAAATATTTAGCATTTTCTAAATTTTCTTTACTAAATATTTCTCTTATTTCTTGTGGAAGATCATCATATCTATTTAAAGAATCAAATGTAAATATACATTTTAATTTTAATAAATTAGTAATTAAAACTCCTTTGTTACCAGGAGTAACTTTCTAACTGGGTTTTACTAATATACCTAAATCAGTAGTACTATTATTATCATTAACCCACGTATCTTGTGAAGTATTTATTCCACTATAATGTAAATTGCTAAAGCAAGTTACTAAATTACAACTAAAGAAATCATCCAAATTAGGAGTATCAACTTTTGGAGTTTCTACATCGACAGATTCATCTTTATCGTCTTTTGTTTCTTCTTCTGTGTCTCCTTTAATTTCTGGATTATTTTCTTGTGTTAATTGTTCCTATGTAACTACATCAGTTCCAATCTATATAGTAGTTGCTCCGTTATTCTAAGTAGGTGGATTCTACTATTGCGTAGTTTGCTAATCAGTATTTTCTGGCTCTGGATTTTGATTTTCTGTAGTCTACTATTGTGTAGCCTACTATGGAGGTTGTTGTGTGGTCTACTATTGAGCAGGCTGCTAAGTCTGTTGTTGAGTAGGATGTTGTTTTATTTCTTGATAAAAATCTTTACAATCTTCTAATGCTTTATCAATTTCTGGAATTCTTATTTTTCTAAAGTTTTCAATAGATTTAGAAAAATCAGAATAACCTCCATCGTATTGTGCTTCAGTCTAAGATATAAACTTACTTAAACCGTTATCAATCAATATAGTTCCCTATCTACTTCTAGTAATAATAGTATATAAATCCCTAGAAAAAGCTACTGGATTATTTCCATTTAATGTTATATCTGTAAATACATAATCATATTCACGACCTTGTATTTGTTTAATTTGCATTGGATCTGTAACATCAAATCCAGCATCTTTTAACTATTTATATAATTTAGAAGTATTATCTCCAATAAAACCTATAGTTTTATCTTTAGGTATTTTAGCAAGTAATTCATTACTAACTTCTTTAGTAATAAAATCTCCAGTAAAATGATCTCCATTATAATAAGAGAATTGTACCTTCTTTAATAATTCAGGAGCTTGTTCAATTGTATTTGAACGAGTACCTGCATCAATTATTTTAATTAATCCATTCTAACTTATAGTTTTTAATGAATTATCATTACGTAATGATAAATATAAATCTGGAGTAAACCAACCAATAAAATCACTTCTGAGAATATTATTACCATCATTATCTATGTTACTAGATTGATGATTGTCTCCTAATAATAAAAGATTTATATTATTTAATTTACACCACTTAGAAATAAGTAATATTTGAGCAGTAGATAAGTGAGTAGCTTCATCAATTATTAAAGATTTAGGAGGGTTCTAAATTTGTTTTAAATCTACCCCATCCTTTAAGGCGATATTTCCTTTATTGTTTAGCTTAACGTATGTATCTTCTAATTTAGGTGAGTTTCCACCAAACATAATTTTAAATAATTCGTCTAATGGCTTACCTTCACCTTTAGTAAGACTTTTCTATAGAGTATCAATTTGGAACTAAGTTGGTCCACTTAACCAACAATTTTCTCCTTCTCCTAAATTAAATTTAGTAGTTCCAAATGTTTTACCACTACCACCAACACCTCTACATATTGTTGTATTTTCGCATACGTCTAATTTACTATCACTATTTTTCTTTATCCAGTTTAATGCTTTATTTATTAATTCTGGATTTTTATTTTGAGCATATACAATAAATGAAGGAACTTCTTGCGAAGTTATTGGAGCTATATTTTTATTTGCTTCAATAAATTCTTTTAAGTGTTTATAATATTCAAAATTACTTACAGCAAGTGAAGATACAACTAATTGAAAATTATCAACATTTGTTAATTTAGAATAATCTAATTTTTCATTAAGTTCTGCAGAAAGCTATCCTAGATAATATTTTGCATTAATTAATCCATTATTAGCTAAACCATCTAATACTTCTTCTATAGACAAACCTGATTTTCTATAATTATTATATAGTAATTCTCTAACTTTTAATAAAGAAGATAAAGAATCGTCTAATTCTAAATCATCATAGCCATCAAGTAAATCAACCCTTGGATTAATTTTAAATGCTTTTCTATTTAAATTAAAGAATTGTAAATATGTTTTTTGTACAACTTCTTTTGTTTTAATAAATTTAATATCTCTCTATCCAGAATTAATATCTGATTTTTCAATCCATTCGTTTATTTCTCTTTCATATGCTCCTATCTCACCTAATAAAACAGCAGCGTCTTTTATTTCAGGAAGTTCTTTGTATTCTTTAAATACATCTTTATGATTTGCTACATATTGATTCATCATTTTATTATGACCTACTGGCAAACCATTAGATGTATTAGAAGATGCTCCCCAAATAAATATTTTAGCAATTTCAAAATTTTTAAGAATTTGTTTTAATTGATTCTTTTCAGAATCTGTTAAAATAAATTCTCCATCCGTATTATGTTTTTTATAATTCTAATAAATATTATTTAATAAGGTTTCTACTTCTGGAGTTCCTTCAGTAAATGTAGAAATTTTATTTAATAAAGAAATTAATGGATTTTTTGTAATTACTGCATTCTCTAAATCGTTTAATGTTTTAATTCTCTGTTCTGTATTTACTTTATCTATAAAATTATCTAATGATTTATTAAAAGTATTTCCAATATTTTCTTCATAATCTTTAGTTAATTTTGCTACTACTTTTGGATTATAACTTAATGGAAGATTAGCTAAAGATAAAAAGATTGCAGCTTCTTCTTCTGGTATATTACTATCTTTTCCATCTATTAGATTATTAAATTGTTCAGGATTTTGCTTATATAATTTTTCAAATTGAAGATATGATTCTTTCTATTCGGGTGTAAGAGAAATTGATAAAAAATTTAATGTTTTATCTAAGGCAGTTTCTTCTCCAGTTTCACTAAAAGTAGAATTTTGATCAAGATCATCAGGCATTTCTTGTTTTAACATATTGACAAATTGATAGAAATCATACATTGTTAATACGTTTTCATTAAATTTATGATCTGGATTCATGCCTAATTTTTCTTTTTTAAATGCCTCGTCTCTATATTTTTCAAAGAAACTATTATTATCTGGAGTCTGAAGCATTGCATAATTCATAGTTGGATATATATTTCCAATAGCTTTAGAAACTTCAACTGCAATTAAATTATTAATTTTTTTATGTAAGTCTTCTTTATCCTAAATACCTTTATTTAAAACTAATTCTCTTAATTTTTTATTTAGTTCTTGAAGAGGAGAAAGTAATCTTTCATCAAGACCATTAAACAATAAAGTTAATGGTTTCTATCCTTGTTTGTTGGTAGATTCTAGAAATGCTTTTAGTAATTCTTGTCTTAATGCTCTAACCTTAGCTGAAAAATAACGTAAATCAGAAGTGGTAATTGGATGCTTAGCATATTCTTGAATCCATTTAAATTGAGAATCAATATTATGTTTTTTAATTGCATCTTCGTGTTTTTTTCTTCTTTCCTAAAATTCTTCTTCTGTTTCATTTTCTTTCTTTTCAAATAATGAATCAAATTCTTCTTGTGTTTCAGAATCTAATTTATCATTTACAGTTAAAGTTTTATTTGCTGGATCATCTGCTCTTAATTTAATTAATTCATCAAAATTTAAATCAGATAATTTTTTTAATTCGGGTTCTAACTAAGCTTGCATTTCTTTATACTTCTTAAAACCCTAATCTACATTTTGCTTAATATTTCCAGAATATTCTTTATATTTTTCCTACAAAGTACTTAATTCAGTAGGAGTTAACTATTTAACAGATTTACCAGTTTGCTCTCTAACAAATTGATTAAAGTTAATAGTTACAAATTGCCCACTAAGTTTAGTATCCATTGCCCAAAGGGTTTTTTCGACATAACCTAACGAACCTTCTCCAAATAAATATTCTTTTTTCTTTATTAAATCTTCTTTTTTCTTTCTTAATTCTTCTAATTTTTCTTTATACTTTTCATTATTTCTTTTAGATGGATCGGTAACAGAATTGATATATTGTTGTATAGCATTATCAGCATCAACAATCTAATTACTTAAATCCTAAAAATCTTCTTGATATCTAGATATATAAGAAACATCTTTTATTTTTTCAACATCATCACCTTTTAAGAAATCTGTTAATGCATTAGCTCTATATTCACCTTGAACCATTTTATCAAATAATTCATCATCTGTTAAATGAAGCTAATTATCATTTAATATCATATCCAACTAATTAACCATTCTAGTTAATTGTTCATAGTTAGTTTCTGCCTATGATTTATGTTTTTCGTCAGCTGTTAAATATGTAATATTACCATCTTCATCAGTAGTTGAATCATAAGATAAGTCTTTGCTTCCTAATCCACCTTTATCCTTTATATTTCGTATTTCAGATAGAATTTCATCTTTTTTACCTTGTCTAAGTAAGTAAGATAATTCTGTCTAAGATTTTTTCTATGTATTATTTCTGTTATTCCATGCATCTATACCTCCAAATAATGCACCACCAAGAGAACCTCCTAAGAAAGACATTCCATAACGTTCTCCCATATTATCCCATGCGCCATAATCTGTTTGTGAGAAATAACCAAGTTTACCAGCAAGTTCACCAAGATTTTTAGTAAGATCAGTAACAAGCTCTTCTGCCATTTCTTCAGTACCCTCACCCAATGCTTTACCCATTAAATTTAGATTACCATTCTAGTATTTATCCATAAAGTTATTAACTATTTTTTTACCTAAATTAATACCTTTATTAATTGTATTAATAATACCTTTTTTAGTATCTAAATTTTCAATCTTTTTAGCATTCTTCATAAACAAATTAGTAGTATCTTTAGCAGACTATCTTAATGCCAATTTAGCTGGATCTTTTTCAAAGAACATTTCACCTAAACCAAGATATCTATCAACGCCAAACATACCTAAAGAACTACCAAATGCTAAAGCAGCAGCTTCTCTTGGCGTACCACCTTTTTCTAATATAGAATCGTATACATCTGTATTAGAAATTAATGACATATACACTAATGATAAATTTTGAGCTAACTACTATCTATTCTAGAATGCTTTTTCAGCAGCTGGCATAAATTTATTTAATGACGCTTTACCAAGTGCAGTTTCAGTCCATTTTCCATTTTCAAATAATTTCTCAACATTAAAAGGATCATCAGTTCCTAAATAAGAAGATAATTGAGCTTTGCTTATCTTACCTTCTAATGCTTCTTGTAAATATTGATTAGACTTTTTAGAATATTCTCCTGCTGCTTTTGCAGTAGCTGTATTTAGTATATTCTATCCGCCTCCTGTTAATTTGTTGTATGCATCTACAATAAACTTCTATTGTCCCCACTATAATGCAGTATCGGACATCATATTACCAATATTTTCTAAGGCTAACGTATGTTCTTGTGCATAATCAGAAGTAGAACTAGAAAACTTCTAACCAAATCCAGCAAGCGTATTCATTAATTCATTATTTGGTTTTTCATCGCTAACTAACGAAGTAACCATGCCATATGCCATTGGTAATGTTTTCGCTAATTCTCTTGCTACCAATAATCCAGAATAAGCAGTTTGTAAATACGGAATACCTAATGGTAACATAGGTAATACTGAAACTAAATTTTTAACTATGGTTCCAGTTGCTGATTTATCTAAACCATCAGAATCCATAAAGTCGTACTTATTAATAGCTGAATTTTCACTAGTAACATAATCTTCAACAGAAACTACAGTTTTATTATTTAATGGTCTACCATTTAATTTTTCAGTATAGTATTCACCATCATCGTTTACTTTCCATTCTCCAGCTTTATGTACTACTTTTTTACCTGTTTCTGGATCTATTTCTACTGTGTCTTTATCGTAAGTTGCATATACTAATGGATCATCGAACAATGATGAAATATATGCTACAGGGTTTTCAAATAATGATATATCGTTTACAGAATGATCTAGAAACTTACCTGTTTTTGGATCAAATATTTTACTATTTTGCGCTAACTCTCTTCTAGATTTATCTGATAACGAAGTCTAGTTAATACCAGTAACACCAATAGAATAATGATCTGGATTTTTTACAGTAGTTATACTAAAATTTGGATTACGTACTCTACCATTAGTAGGTCTATTAGGATCAAATAAATCATATTCATAATTATCTATTGAATCTTCTGTACTAAAATCTCGGAAACTGCTTGCTATAGTATTATAATACCTAGTAAATTTAGCATCAGAAAATTTTCCATTTGGATCTTGAAATACTTTCTACTTCTAAACAAAAGGAGTTTTTTCATATGCTTCTTTTGATAAAAACTAAGTATTCTATAAATTCATTCCAATTACGTCTTTAAAATCCTAAGGTGTAAAGTCAGGATTATTAAAAGACGCCATTAACCAATCATTTTGTTTCATTTATATAAACCTTCTTCTCCGTAATTATTTGCTTTTTCTCTCTTGTATATCACTTGTTGCTGATATTGTCTTGCTTTAGACTCACCATAAGATATCTTATTTTCATCTGCATTTGCACCATTAATAATATTATTGTTTATAGGAATATAAATATTAGCTCTATAAAGTTTATTATTATTAAACGAAACCCAATTATGATCTAATTCATATTTTTCATATTTATTACTTTTTGAGTTCTTACTAGATAATGCATCTTCAACTCTTGTATATAATTCATCATCAGAAGAAACGTCTTTAACAAAATCAGAATTGTGTAATTGTTCTTTTTTACCAAGTGTTAAATTATATGCCTTATCGCTTGAAACACCTTCAAGTACTAAGAATGCTCCAAAGTATTTAGGATTAGGTAATCCGTTACTTCCAACTAAATATCCAAGTCCTATTTTCTTTAATAAATATGCTTTCTTAATTTCATAATCTTTTGTTCCTTGTTTAACTCCTAACTATTTAAGTTTAGTAACAACTTTACTATATTGATTCATTATATCAAAGTTAACTCTACCGTCAGAAGTTTTAGGAAGGATTACACGAATAGCTCCAGCATTAGGATTAATCATTACATCTTTAAAGCTTTGTGGATCAATTGCCTAATCACCAAATGTAATCCCTTTAGCATTTTTCATAATATATCCAATATTAGAATCGTGAATATAGCTAGATAATGATTTATCTTCATCAAGGCCAGGAGTAGTCCCGTAATAATTACCATCTACCTACATAGAAGTACGTCCAACTAATACAGTATTTGTTTGTATATCTCCACCTTGCCCAGTTTGCATTTGTTCCCAAAATCCAACTTTACTTTTATCATGAGCGTCTAAAGCTTCGCTTGATGAACTCCCACTTTTAGTTAATTTATTATCTGTACCAAGATATTTAACTTTATAAGCACTATCTTGTTTTAATTGTCCAGACAAATAATCAATAACTAATTTCTATGTAGCTGCTTCTGGATCTATAATACCAGTTTTAATAGCTGCCCAAGTTTTTACATTTGCTGGAAGAGTTTCTCTTAAATAATTAACATAAGCTTTAATTTGTTCTCCGTTAGAATCTGTTTTAGTGCTATATGCATATTTACCAGGAAGTGCAGCCTAAAGATATTTTATCTAATCTTCTTTACTAAGTTTCTAAAATGTTTGTAGTCCTTGTAATGCTTCAGCTCCACCCAATCCCTATTCTTCATACTTATAACTACCTAAACTTATATTAGCATCTTTAAGCATCTTTGTAAAAGACGTAAATCCAACTCCACTTTGAATTGTATCTGTTAAAATATCAGATTTAGGGAATGTAGTACTATTAGAATACTATCTTAGCCAAGCAAGATTAGAATTAGTTAATAAATTATAACTGCTTTTATTCTAAATATATTGTTCAAGAGTTAATTCTGTTATCTTTCCTTTTTCATCCTAAGCTAATAAATTACCAGTTGAAGTAATAGCAACTTCTCCAAAACTTCCATTATCTTTTGCAGTTTTTATTGCGTCAGAAAATTTCTCTTTATTAGCTTTTGCTATTTTTATTTTATAAAGATTATTTAAATAAGTTAATGCAATATTATCATAATCTTGTCCAATTAAGTTAGCAGTACTTAAATCTTCCTATAAATTACGTACAATTGATTTCATTTCATTTGGTAATGCATCAACATCTTTAAGCATATTAAATAAATCTTTTTCTGTCAACTTTCCTTTATCTGAATCATCTTTCTGCTATTTTGAATCTTTTAATGTAATAGAATCAGATTCACTATTAATAGTACGTGTAGGAGTATTCTCTCCTATAATAGGAGTCTGAATTGCATTAAAAGTGGTGAAAAAGGAGCTAACTCCTCCACCTGCTAATTTTGGTATTATTTTCATTTGATAGTTTTCTTTATCATTTGTAATGAAGAATAACTAAGCTTACCTCCATTTTTAAGTAATGGATTGTTTTTTCTTAACTGTGCTAAATAATCAAATTGCGCCTATATTGCTTCAGATTCTAATTTTTGTTGATCTTCATAATATTTCCATTGTAAATCTTTTATTTTTTGTAAATAATCTTTATACCAATCAGTATTAGTATATAAAGCATCTTCTCCATTTATCTTCCTATAATTGGCTTTATTATTTTCAAATTCATTAGATACTCTTTGCATTTCAAATTTAAAATCATTTTCTAATTTTTTTCTTTTAATATCCCAAGGACGCTAAAATTGTTCATTAGATAAAGTTAATTTGGTAGCCTTATATCTTTTTTCTTCATTTCGTTTATCTGCTTCAGCCAATGCCTGTTTTTGTCTTAATTCAGCCTCTTTGGTAGCAATTAATGAATTACTAGAATCTAAATTAGTTTTTTGTCTATTGGCTTCAATTTCTGCTGTTTTTGCTATTGCGTTATTTATTTCTTTAATGTTATTAGTAGCTACAGCATTACGTAATGCTATATTTTTTTCTTGTCTTGCTAATGCTTCTTTAGCTGTTTCAGAAATAATTTCATTATCTTTTAATGCTCCTTGCATTCTTACATCTGCAGCATTAATACTTCCATTTGCTGATTTTAATGCATTAAGCATTGCATCAGATGTTTCTACAGTATTTGCATTTCTTTGTATATTAGCCGCCTACTAATTATATGCTTGTTTAGTACCAAACGCGCCAACAACAGGAGAATATAATTCGTATGGATTTATTAAATCTGGATGTACTGCATCTTTTAATGAATCAGCAATTCTATTATTAGTAGCTATAGTATTTGCATATCTAGCTATACTTAAAGCATCTGGAACGAATTCTTTTAATTTATTAGGATCAAAAGGTGTTTTCTTTTTTCCTTCTGTTCTATTAACATCAGAACCTTCTCCAAAACTTGTAGGTGTAATTTCGTAATCAGACCAATTTGTATTTCCTATAGTTGTAGTTGTAGCCGCATCTGAAACTTTATATTTATTTCTATCAAAATTATCTGCAACATAATGTTTTACTCCATTAGCATCTTTATAATAATAACGAATACCTTTTCTCATAAAATCATTATGCCTATTACCAAGTAATTGATCGTTTCTTATTGCTTGAACATATGCAGCAAGATTTTTATAAGGACTTTTTGTCGATTTTCTACCATACGCATCTTTATTATTTAAAGTCCAAGAAGTTCTTAAATTACCATCTTTATCAAAAAATGAAGCTTTACTTCCAGTTGGTAAACTTGAATCAACTTTTTTTGCCCATTGATAGAATAAATTATTCTACATTGTGTTTTTATCTGATGCATTCATATATTCTGCAGCAGAAGCAACTAATGCGTTTGTAAAGTCTCTATATGCTTGATTTGCTTCAACAGCGGTAGCATAATTTTTCCCTTTAGTAGAATAATCTGAATAATTTTTATCAGTTTTATAACGAGATGAAATACTTCCTGCTCCGTTGTTTCCATAAGCAGTTCCATATACACCTTTATCGTTTATACCATAAATGTTAGTAAAATCCCAGTTAGATTTATATTGAGTATTTGGATCATTATATTCTAATAATCCTTCATATGGATTATAAACTTTAGAACCATCTGCAAATTTTAAAACTCCACCTTGTTTATTACTAGTTACTTGTTGTTTTTTTTTATTTATTATATATGGAATTTTATCAGAACTTACTTCTGTAATTGTATTATTACTTCTATCCCATATCCAACTTGTACCGTATTTAGTATTTAACCCGGGAATATATAATAAATTAGGGTGCTTATCATCAGCTACTCTTAAATGACCCTATCTATATAAAGCGTTTAATGTTGCCGTTAAACCTAATTTTGTATTTACATTAGTTTTAAAGATTTTAACAATTCTTGGATCTTTTCCAAAACGATAATTTCTATTATATAAACTATTTCTAAGAATATTAATAAGTCCAGTTGAAGGAACTTTCTGCATTACTGTAGATACTTTGTTTATTATATCCTAATTAAAAGTATTTGCTAAAGATGCAGATTTAAATTTATAATTCTATGTTCCCTCTCCATTTACAGAACCATCAGATGTAATTCCAGATGTAGTTCCAGATGCTGTAGTATCAGAATTTGTTTTAGATGTACCTACTGTACTTAACAAAGTTCTAAAATCAACTCCGTTTGCAGCATTACTTAATGCAAGATAATCACCATTATCTATTTTACCGTCACTAATTGCATTAATTGCAGTATTCAATAATGTAGTATAACGTTGTTTATCTTGTTCAGTATAACCTTGAAATTTATTATCAAAGTTAGTTAATATATCGTTTAATGCGTTTTTTAAATATGTTGCTCTATTAGTAAGCTCTCGTTTACCGTCTTTATCTGTATCTAAATCTAAGAAATCCTATAATTTTACAGTATCAGAATTAAATAATTCATTATATAAAGCTTTTCTAATACTATCCTAATCCCATTTAATTTTAGATTTATCTACTGGTTTTTCTATTTCTTTAGACTATCCCATTTTACCATAGATATAATTTGCCATTATACCATAATAATCTTTATTTTTCTTATCTGAATTTTTATATCTTCCTTTACTATCGTGAAATCTACCGTCTGTTACTATAATAGAACCATCTTTAATTCCAGACATTAAATCATTATAAGCATTCTAAAATTCAGTATAATCTGAATCACCTCTCTTTATAGTATTTAAATAACTCATTAATCCTGCATCTGCGTCTCTTGCAAGATCGTTGTAGTCATACTGTTTATCATAAAATGTATATGCCATATATTTATATAAGAAAAAAGAGGAAGAGGAGTTGATTTATCTCCACTTCCTCTTTAGTGAGTAAAAATATTATTTTCTAATTCTATATGCTAATTTACCGCCCTTTCTAAAAACAGGTTCTCCTTGTTGGGGCTAACTACCGCCACCTTGTTGCTGCAAGAGTTGCAAGAACATTTGTGCACCCTGTGCTAATGCCTAACAGTCTTGGTTTTGAAGACCTTGAGAAAAGATTTGAGCTATTTGCATAAGTGGATCACCCCCACCTTGATCTTGAGGTACTTCTTCTTGAGGTACTTCTTCTTGAGGTACTTCTTCTTGTTGAGCTTGCTGGTCGGGAGCTTGCATTTCTCCACCTTCCTAAAATTTTCTAAAATTACGTCTTGCGTTTTTGTAAGTAATATTCATAATTAATTTAATTAAATTAAACGTTAATATAGATAAATATAGATAAATAAAATATATATTCAAAGTAAATAATTACTACTCTGCGTTTTTATTAGTTACGTATTCTGGTTTTCGGTTATCTTGTTTATCAATTTCTTTAAACATTTTCTTACCAAGTCTTATATATATTTTATTTTGCTTTTCAGAATCATCTTGATTTTCCTCTGCTTTTTTTGCCCATCTTATTATCTATTTAGTAAAGGCACGTCTAAATATACGTTCTCCTCCATATAAATCCATCTATGTACTTCCATCTGGAGCTAAAACTTTCATTACTGGACCTTCTGTTAATTCTACTTCATCTCCTTTTTTAATTCCAGAATTTATATTTACTTCTAAAACATATTCTGAATTTGGACAATTAACTAACATTTCATCATTAGGCTCAGCATGATATACTTTAATTACTTTCATATCATCATTAATAAAGACAATATCTAATGGAATTAAAGTATCTTTCATCCAAAACGATTCCTTATCTGAATCTAAATAAAATAACATTCCTTCATCTTTAGGAAGTTCTTTTATTTCCTATAAACCTTTTTTCTTTTCTTCAAGAGTTTTAGCTTCTTTTACTTTATATTCTTTATTGTTTATTTTTACTACCATTGATCAGCAGAAAATAAATCATTGTCGTAATCAGAATTGTTAGTATTATAAGATGCATTTGCCTGATCTTCAGAATAATCATTAACTGCACCTTGATAAATACCTTGATCTCCAACTTGCTAATTTATTTGTTCCTCTGATGGCATATCAGATAAATTTAATCCTGCAAACGGATCGTCAGGATTTGTCTAATTACCATTTTGAGCATTAGCCTAGGTTCTTATAAAATTACCATTATCGTCCCAAGCACCATAAATTTTAGTACCATCTGGCATTGTTATAAATGTTCCATTTTGATCCTATGAAGAAGTAGCAGACTATTGTTGTGTGTCATCGCTAAACGGATCCGCTGTATATATGTGCCAAAGATTCTTACCAATACTTCTACCAGTTCCCGATAAAGCACCAGCTCCGAGTAATAAAGTCATACCAGGATTCTTATTTGCTTTGTCTTTAATGTATTTAAGATAATTTCCTAAAGTTTTCGCTTTAGTTATTTCTTCGGCAGTTTTTGTTACAGCTTCTGTTGCAGCTTTTTGTTCTTTGGCCGCATCTTCCATTTTCTTTAAAGCTTCGGCACGTTTATCATTAATACCATACATTTTTTGAGATTTATTAATACTTCCAACTAAAGAATTAATTTCTTTCTCTCTTAAAGATTTAGGATTAGTTATCGTTTTACCAGATTTAGCCAATTCTAATGCACGATTAATACTTCTTTCAGAAACGTTTTTAGGATTAGTGATAGTTTTGTTAGTTCTTGCTAATTCTAAAGCTCTACTTTTCAAAGCGTTCTTTCTTAAACTAGATGCGTAATTTGCTAATTTGTTTATTTGTTTTGAAGTTAATTTGTAATTTGTTGGATCTGTGAAAGATTTTGTTAATTTTGAAAAAAGATTCTATGCTTCTTTTCCAGCACCTGCTTTTTTCATTAAACTATTAAATAACTTTCCAACAGCTTCTGCACCTTCACTTACAGCTTTCTTTCCGACGTTACTTTCCATAAATCTTGAAACGATTTTGTATACGACACCACCGTTAAGATATTTTGGAATTTCCTAATAATTCTAATAATTATACATATAAATTAATTGTTAATATTATCAATTAAATTTGTTCTATCATCTGTATTGTGTAATAATTCGTATGTAAGAAGTTTACCAGCTTCTAGCGCATACTTATCATCATTGGTATCTTTGAATTTCTTTTTATATTCTTCTAATTTTTCAGTTACTTCTAATCTTAAGATTACTTCATTTTTTTCTATTTCCGCCTATTGTTCAATCTTACCATTTTCTTTTTCTGAAACTACAGGAATACCTTTATTAGTAATTCCTTTAATTTCCATATTATGCTTACGAGCGTGTAACGCACCCTCTGGAATTACATTAATAGCACCTCCATTTTGAAATTCAGGAATAGGTTCAACTAAGTTGATAATACTTTCTTCAATTGGATTAATTAAACAGATAGTAGTTTCTTTAGTTATAGCACCTCCATTTTGAAATTCAGGAATAGGTTCTGTTAAATTAATATCTGTAGCCTTATTTAACTACATACCTTGTTTTCCATAAGTAACTGCACTTTGGTCATAACCTCCTTGTAAAGCAATATTCCTTCTAATATTATTAAATCCTGAAGTTCCAGATTTAGCATCCATTATATCTTCAGTAGTGTTAGCTATTTGTGATATAAGATTCTATTGTTGTCTAGCGTTTCCAATTTGTGCATTAAATTTGTTTAAAGCACCTCCGCTTAATAGACCAATCTTTTTATTAGCTAATGCTAGTGTATTATCAATAAATGAATTAGACCCTGTATAAGAAGCACCTACTTTAGAAAATGCATCCCTGTTTTTAGTAATAGAGTCGGTTTTTCTTCCACCCCAACCGTTAATCCAAGATAATGGAGTAAAGCTAAGAAAACTACTTCCAAGTATTGAATCGGCTTTTGTCATACCATCAGTACTAGCTCCAGTAAAACCCATTGCTTTACCAAGTAATCCAGCTGCTCCTAATCCAAACTATACAACAGGTCCAACTACTGGAATTACACCTGCAGCTTGTCTTACCGTGTCATATGTTTTATCTAATGTCTCAGTAATCTTTCCATATTTACCTTGATATTCAGATCTATTAGGAATTAAAGGAGAGGCAAAATCAACTATTTGATTTCCAATACCTGCTATATTCTATGCTTTAGTACTTTTTAATCCAGTAGCGTTTTTATTAATAGTAGTTTGTTTCTTTAATGTTTTAGCTATTCCTCCTATTGTGTTTATTGCACTACTAGTGATATCAAAAAGTTTATTACTATTATTTTTCTAAGCTTGATTTTTAGCATAAGTGTTATAGCTATCATCATATTTAAAATCAGGTAATTTAGTCTATAGCTTAGCATTAAGCCCAGAATCAGTAATATCTACATTAAAATCAGGTAGTTTATACTAATTTGTTAAATTCTAATTAGATTTATCTTGCCAGGTTTGTCTAAAAAAATTAGGGCCTTTCTAAGTTTTTATACCTATATTATTAGCATATTGACTAGAACTTTGACTTTTAGTATTTACTGTATCATATGAAAGCTAATTTGTATTTAAACTATTAGGAAACCAATCATAGATATCATTATACATAGAACTAAAACTGTCTTTAGTTCTATTATTATATGGTCCAACTAAATTATATATATTCTAATCTGAGATCTACAATGATGGGATATTTAAATTAGAATCAAACTAATTATTTCCATAATTAAACGAACTTGTTGCATTATAGGAATTTTGTTTTGTTAAATCTGCCATTATGAATAACTTATTGAATATAATGCTATAATTGCATGTATTGTTGTTAGTTTTTTACCACTATATCTAATTCTTACTTTTAACCATTTATCCTTGATTTTTACTTCTTTATTTTGAGATTCTTCCCAATTCCAAGTAATAACATTACGATCTTTTAAATCGTCAGGTTTTTCATAGTTATTTAAAGCAGAACCAGCTAAAGGATTCTATCCAATTTCAATTGGAACCAATTCATTTTCCCAATCAGCATTTTTTAATCCAGAACGTGAATCCGTTTCATTTTTCTAAACAAAGTTAATAGGATTTATTTGAACATACCATTTATCTTCTCTGTAATGCATATTACCTCTAAGTCTATTTGTTTTTGTTAAATCAACAGCTTGAGCATGATTCCAGATTCGGTATTCATCAAGTTTTTTATATCTAACTATTTCAGCTCCTGCTAAATTAGAAAAATTTTTAGTATTAATATCATCTTTTGCATGATAATAATCTTCTATTTCGTTGATAGAATCTTGTCTAGAATAATATAATGGAAATAAAGTTGATTTATCATATAAATCAATTTTATTTGTTCCATCGTATATCATTCTATGTTTTTCTTTTAGCTTTATGTAATCTTTATCGTATAATATATCTGAACCATTATATTGATAAAGTTCTTTGGTTGCTTCTTGTCTAATATACATATTTTTTTTATCATCTTTAAAATCAAAGCAATCTCCAATTATTTCATAATGAAATGATTCTGGCTCAGAATTATTGCTAAGTATTTGTAAAGAATCAAATATTTTATGAACAGAAGAATCATCATTTATATAGAATTCAATTTCAAACGGATGCTATTTATCATACCATTTTGTAGGTTCTATTTCGTCCTATTCGTCTATTATTCCAGTATGTCCATGTTTCCAAAAATTAGTAGTTAAAAACTACATATTATATTTTGGAATTATAGCAATAGTAGATTTATAATAAGATTCATTAGTAGTCATATAATTATTAAAATTATTTTCATATGCTTCTTTTAATGTCTCATTTGTAACATTATACACTGCTTCTACTTTTGCTGATAC